CGCAACCGGATACAGCTGCCGTCGTTCAAGAACAAGCGCCGCTTCCTGGGCTGTTTGTGCGGCAGTTTCAACCCTTCTTCCCGCCAGATGCGTTCCACCCGCTTATGGTTGATCTTTCGGCCTTCATTGCGTAGCATGTGCGTCACCTTTCGGTAGCCTACACGCCCGTAATTGGTCGCCTTTTCAATGATTTCTGCGCGTACTTCATCCTCATCCGGCAAGTGCACGGGCTCATATCGATAGGCAGTTCGGTTTACTTTCAACACCCGGCAAGCCCGTCGTTCAGTCACTTGATGTGTTTCAACCACAAACGATACGGCTGCCCTTTGCTTCACCGGGCTTAGAAGTTTTTTGAGTTCACATCCCGTAAAATGGCATTGTCCAAGCTCAGGTCTGCTACCAGCTTCTTCAGCCGTCCATTCTCTTTTTCAAGTTCCTTCATTCGCTTGGCGTCTGCCGTATTCATGCCGCCGTATTCCTTCCGCCAGCGATAGTAGGTCTGCTCTGTGATCCCAGCTTGCCTTGCCGCTTCTGCAATGGTATTCCCCTTGTTGCAAAGCAGTTCAACCTCCCGAAGTTTGACAATGATCTGTTCCACCGTGTACTTCTTTTGCGCCATTTCTTCCAGCTCCTTTGTTTTGTTGATTATATCTCAACTAACTCTGAAACTGGCACAAGGATCGGGGGGCAGGTCACTACTATTGCTCTACTATCGTTCCACAATCGCTCTACCATTGCTCTACAATCGTTCCACAATCGTTCCACAATCGTTCCACAATCGTTCTTACCATCGCTCTACCAATCTCGCCCCACTGCTGAACTCCGAGGGTAACTACAACGCATTGATATAGTTCCTGTAGTTACTGATCCTCACTGAAAGATCATGAGCTTTTTTCATCATTTCATCAAAATTAACATCATCAACATATCCAAGTGAATGTGCAATTTCATACTGACAGACAAATTCCATGAGCGATCCATAAGAAATACTGAGAAAATGAATTCTGTCCTTCTTGCTCGTTCTGCTATATCCCTCGGCAATGTTTGACGGGATGGAGACGACTGCCTTGTTGATCTGCTGGATGAGCGCAAATTTCTCCGATTCCGGGAATTGCTTAACCAATTGATAACTTTGAATCACAAGTGCCTTTGCCAATTGATAGACATCCAGAGACTGGAAACCGAATTTTTTCATTCAATCTGCCTTTCAGCGCCGGAGGAGCAATCGGGGACAATCGGGAAGCGATAGAAGGAACGATCGGGGACTTAGGGGGAGCATTCGTGAAGCAATAGAGGTGCGATCGGTGGAGCGGCACTTTAGGCGCCGGAGGAGCAATTGAGAAGCAGTTGGGGAGCGATCGGGGACGTTGGGGGAGCGGCGCAGATGGCAACGGGGAGCAATTGGGGTTGTTAATGGAGCATTTGGGAAGCAATTGGAATTACCAAACGGGTAGCGCTCACCATCGCTCTACCATCGAGCTACAATCGCTCCTCCAGTTACTCCGCTATCGTTCCACCATCGCTCTACCCTTGCTCCACAATCGTTCCACAATCGCTCTCCAAACAGCCACAATCGCTCTCCAGCTCCTTCTCGTTGCACATATGCTTGAAATTTGGGAGCATCTTCAAAAGCGCACTTTCTACAGCGTCTGAACCGGCCGTAATTGACCTCTTCAGCTCCGTCAGCGCTGCTTCAACTTCCTTTGGGTCCTTGTTCAGCGGCGGGGCGACCATGATCTTCTCGTGATAGGTGCTCTCCATCTGGGACTGCTCCTCATCCAGCATCAGTTCCTCATACAGTTTTTCCCCGGGGCGCAGGCCGGTGATCTGGATGGGCATATCCTCCTGCGGGTCAAAGCCGTAGAAGCGGATCAGTTTTTCCGCCAGTTTCATGATGCGGACCGGCTCGCCCATATCCAGCACATAGATGCGGCCGGAGCTGTTCATGCGTGACCAGCGCGGGGACATCCTTGATCCTGCCCATGACCGGCACATTCTGTACCCGCATGTTCTGCTTCTCCGGCGCGTCATCCACCAAGGCAAGCACCTGCCCATACTGGCTGCCGGCCCGGCGGTTCTGCGTGAGGATGAAACTGGCTGCTTCGCCAGCGCCCACAATCATCACCGGTAAAGATTTGCGGCCATCCGGGTGTTTGGTAACAGCTTCCAGATAATTCATCCGGGAACGCACACTGCGCGCAAACAGCCGGTTGGCTGTGACAAGGCCGATGGTAAACAGACAGGCACCAACCAGCACCGCACGGGATGCTCCCCAGGCAAAGACCCCGTTGATCAAAAGGGTCAACCCGCCCGCCAACAGAAGGATAACAGCCTGGATCAGCAACTCCCGCCCGGTCGCGTACCGCCAGAGCAGCCGGTACTGGCGGAAGACAAGCATGGTGCCCAGGTAGGTGAGCAGGAACCAGTGAAGGTACCGGAGCAGTTCCTGTGTTACAAAAGGGGGCACTTTCCAGTCAAAGCGAAGATTAAGTGAAATGTAGAAGGCTGCCAGCAGGCAAAGGGAGTTTGCAAAAAGGAGGATCCCCACACGAAACATGCGCCTGAAATGCAGTGGAAGCCGGGCATAAAGCGAACTGGCCTTACTTACACCCTGAACATTTTTCAAACTTGAATGCCTCCTTTGATTGCATGCTGCTCCATAAAGCGGCAACGCATACTGATTACATATTGCGGTTCAATGCTTCTGCAGCCCTGCCCTGGAACAGTGAAACCGCCAATGGCTCCCCGTAAAGGGCCGCAAGCTTCCCGTAGGCTTCCAGCAGCCTTGTCTTGCGCCGGAGCGTCCCATGCGCGTCGGACGCGACAAAATCCACCAGCCCTTCGGGTACCGCGCGCTTCAGGAAGCGCCTTACACTCAGCCGCTGGGGGAGGAGGAAGGTTTCCGCGTTGACCTGCAGCAGCGCGCCATACTTCTCCTTGAGGTAGCGGGCAAAGGCAGGGTCCTTCACCAGCACGGGGTAGCGCTCCATGTGCGCGAGGATGGTGACAAACCCGCCGTTGGCCAGGTGGCGCAACGCTTTCTCCAGGTAGTCCTTGGCAACAGAAGGAGCAAACTCCACCAGCACATGCTCACTGCCTGCCAGCGTGGGGATGACGCCCGAGCGCAGGCGGCGGCGGACACCCTCCCCGAAGAAAATCTCCGCCCCCAGGGAAAGGGAAAGCCCCGGGAACCTCTCCATACAGAGCGCGTTGAGCTCCGCCAGCTGCGACAACAGCCTGCCCACATCCGGGCAGCTTCCCAGGGGGTCAAAATGGGAGGTGGCGATGATCCGGCGAGTCCCTTCCTGATATGACAACGCCAGCATGGCCAGCGCCTCTTCCCGCGACTTTGGCCCGTCATCCACACCGAACAGGATGTGGTGGTGGATATCGACAAACCCGCCTTTGGGGGCGGGCATCAGGCTATTTCCTGCGGCCTGCGTCACCGCTGGCCCCATAATAACCGTAGTTGGAGGAGTCATACTTATAGTAGGACTTGTAATAGTACTTCTTCATGCCGTGCTGGTTGAACTCCACATCATTGAGCACCGCGCCGATCACACGGCCGCCGACCTTCTCGATCTGCCCCCGCGCTTCCGCCAGCTCACGGCGGGAAACGCCGTTTTCCTTGACCACAATCGCCACGCCGTCACAGGAGCGGGAGATGATCGCCGCGTCAATGATGGTGCCCACCGGCGGCGTATCCACCAGGATGACATCGTACTGGCTGCGCAGGCTGTCCATGAGGTCCGGAAAGAAGGGGGAATCCAGCAGCGCGAAGGAATCCAGCACTTCATGCCCCGCCAGCAGCATGCTCAGCCCGGGGTGGTTGGTTTCGTAGACGATATAGTTCATCCGGCACTGGCCGCTTAAATAATGCGCCAGCCCCCAGATTTTCCCGCTGGGGCTGCTGATGCGGTAGCGCCCCGCAAGGACCGACTTGCGCAGGTCCGCATCCACCACCAGCACCGTTTTCCCCGTGCCGGCAATCACGCGCGCCAGGTTCATCACCACAAAGGACTTGCCCTCGTCCGGGCGGCAGCTGGTAAAAGCAATGCTTTTTACATCCGTGCCGGAATAGGACAGGTTGGTCCACAGCGTGTTCATGGCCTCTGTGACCGCGTAGTCCATCTTGGGGTAAGACTGAATCGTCAGCTTTTCGTTCTGTGTGTAGACCACTTTATTTTGCCTCCTTTACGTTTCACACGCCGGCGGTTTGGGGCGGCTTTGACAGGCGGCACTTTGGCGCCGGGCAGGGCTTTAGCGGCCGTGCGGGGAACAATTGACAGCGTTGGCATCCCGGTGTGCTTCAAGATATCATCCGGTGTCTTGATCTTGTCGTCCAGCATAAAGATGATAAAAATAGCCAGCACGCTCACAAACCCGCCCAGCACAGCGCCCAGCATCGTGTTGCGCGTCTTGCTGGGGCTGAAGCGCTCCAGGGGGATCTGGGCTTCAGAGAGGATGTTGGGCTGTTCCGTCTCCATCACGTCCACCACATATTTGCTCACCACCAGCATCAGCTCATTCGCGATCAGGGCGGCTTCCCGCGGGCTTCTTGACTGCACCGTGATTTCCAGGATGCGCGTGTTCTGCGGGTTGTTCACCGTGATCATCCTGCGCATCTGCTCCTGGGTGTAGGGCAGGCTGAGGTTCTCTTTCGTCTGCTCCAGCACTTCCCAGGTGTAGACAACCTTCTCATAGTCGCTGGCCAGATAGTTGCCGACCTGGAAGTCCGACAGGTTGATAACGGAATCCTGTGAGCTGACCACATACAGTTTGCCAGTGGAACGATACATGGGAACCACAAAGTACTGGGTATAAAAAAATGCACCCAGCGCGCCGATGAGCACTGCCGCAATGATCCAGCGGAGGTTGGAGAGCAGAACGTTCAGCAGTTCCAGCAGGTCGATCTCCGTTTCGCCGTTTTGAGCGCCCGGCTGCACGGCGCTCTGCACGCTCAAGCCGTGCGCGGGTTGGTTTTGACTGGGTCTTTCAGATGACATGTCGGGTCCCTCCGGGAATGGATTGCCCATTCGACTGATTGATTTTATCCTGGGAACGGGAGGGCATGACCCTCCCGTTCCTGATGGTACCTGGATGGATACCGCGGGCAGCTGCCCGTCAGCTCCGGTAAGTGTATTGCCGGTCTTAGTCCCCAAAACCCGCCCCGCGTCCGGGGCGGCTTTTAGGTCAGCTCAGAATCGACAGGAGGAACGTTTCTTCAGGGAAGTCGGTCAGCGTGACGGTTACGGTACCATCCTCATTCACAACGCCTTCCTCTGCCGTCCACTGGTAGGGGCCAGGCGCTGCGCCCACACCCATCAGTACGGCGACTTTGGTGCCAACCTCATAGGGTACGGTGAAGGTGGCCTTGAAGGTCACACTCTCAGGTTTTTCGGTATAGCCGCCGACAGTAACATTCAGCAGCTCATCTACAGAGAGAGCGGCCAGGTCAAGTTCCAGAGCTTCCAGCTTCGCGGTGTCTTCCTCGCTGAGCGCGAAATGATCCAGTTCTGTTTTTCCTTCGGCGACGCTTTTGGCGACCGCGTCCAGTTCATTCAGAGACTGCTCATTGTACTGAAGGATAACCCAAAGAGGATTTCCAGCAGAGTCAACTACTTCACTCACTACAGGAGGGTTGGTCAAGACTGGGCTGTCCGCTGCGAACGCGACGGCATTCAGGCCGAGGGTGAGGACGAACAGCAGTGCAAGAAATTTCTTCATCAATCTGTGTGTTTCCTTTCTGTGCCGGACGCGGATCCAAGTCCGGCCCGAGTAGTGGTTATTTTAATTGGCTGATTGCCATCCTGGCCGAAATCAATTGCCGCGCGGTTCCGCGGCAGCAAGCTCTTCATAGAAAGCGCTGAGGATCGCTTTCATGACGGAATCCTCGTCAGGGTAAAACTCCATGTTGTTCATTGCATTCACCTTGCGCTCCCCTGAGAGCGAGTAAGGTTCACTGACAGTGTACCCGCGGATCTTGTAAAGCAGGTTTGAAAGCCGGCCAACTCGCAAACTGTTGGTCATATAGGGGTTCAGGGTGTCCAGAAGCTTTTTGACAAAGCCTGGGTCTTCCTGTAACTTCTGCCTCACATGGTCGAAAAACGCCGATAGAAATATGTTTTGGCGCTGCATGCGGTTGAGGTTGGTGCCGTCGGTGACGTTCCTGCGCGCGCGGACAAACCTAAATGGAAAAGTGTCTGTAAAGATTGAAACGAGTGACGTTCCTGCGCGCGCGGACAAACCGCTCCGCCTGATCCCCCGCAAGATGGACCTGCTCCCCCTTGATGAAGGCAGGGTCAAGGACGGTGAGGTCCTCCTCAATCAGAACACTTACCCCGCCGGCCAGTTCGTTCATCACAGAAATGGATTCCATCTTGAATGTGATAAAATCATCAATTTCTACACCTTGCAGCAAATCTTTTACCGCATTGACAGTCAGTGCTGCTGATTGCTCCATATCACCGCCATAAGCATGCGCCAAGGCGATCTGTGCCATACGCGTCCCCTTTGGCTTGCCCAAAGCGCTGAGCACGGTGATGTCGGTGATGGTATCGCGGTCAATATTGATGCGCTTCACAGTGTCTTCAAGGTCGTCGATCACCAGGAGAGAGAGGTAGTCCGCGTGCCCCCCGCTGCGGAAAGCAAGATCCGGCGTGTCCGTGTCTTCCGTCTTGTCCACACCGATGAGCAGGATGGTGGTGAGGTTCTTTTTCAGGGCATACTGCACGCCCTGATATTCCACCGTCTGGCGCTGCAGTGTCCGCACGCTGGGCAGCCCATTCTGTGCCTGTTCCGCCAGCGGATCCACCTCCGCGCGTTCCAGATTCATCCCGATCGTATACAGCACAATGGCCACGGCAACGATGCCGCCCAAGACCAAAAGCAACAGGGCCAGCTTCTGCCGCTTTCCATACTGCCGTGTCATGCGAATCATTCAACTGGCCCCTCCAGAGAGCCAAGACTAATGTAGATCAGGAAGTTCACTGCATTTAAAACCTGTCTTCGTTGATGTTTTCTATCATCTCTATGGAGCACCAGATCTTCCCCAGCAGGCTGCTGTCACCCAGCTGGATCGCGACGCTGCTGCGTTTCAGGTTCACCTTGACGATTTTGGCTTCAAGGTCCTTCAGCGGGCCGCTCCTGATGCGGACCCGGTTCCCTTCCTTATAAGCCTGGGACACCTCAAATACTCCCTCGTGCTGCCAGAGCCAGGAAATCAGCTGCGCGTCCTGCGCTGTGAGCGCGTAGTTTCCGGTATCGTATCGGAGCAGCCGGATCACATACTCTGAGTTAGTCACAAAACGTATCTCATCCGCAGTCAGCGAACCGGAACGAAAAAAAACATAACCGGGAAAAAGCTTCCGCTGCTGTGTTTTTCTCCGGCCATCGCTTACGATGACCCTGTTTGAAAGAGGAACCAGGCTTTCATACCCAAGCCGCGTCAGCTGCTCCGCAACCTGGTGTTCATGCCCTGTCAGGCAATGGAGGCAATGGATATTCAAGAATCTATCATTCCTTTTCTGAATCCGGTATGATGACGATAAACGCTATGTAATATTTCTGTACTTCCCCTGTATTTATCGAATATTCTCCCACCGGGTGCTTTGAAACCCGGCAATGAAAACGTTTTTGTGCAAGTTCCCGCTCAAGCCGGTCCAAACCAGTCATGAGGGTTATTTACACTTGTTCTGATGCTTCATAATCGATAAATAATGAAGAGAAAAAGCTCTTAACACTTTACCCTTATCACCGGATAGCATAATTATTGCACAGAAGACCGCGTTGAGCTTTGCTGGGACCGTGCAAAATAAGTATCCTTAATGATAATACGTAATTATCATCGGCTCGTCAACACTTTTTCGGACAGTTTGTTAAGCAGAGATTTTGAGGGTCGAATTGTGGTAACGGTTGAGCCATTCAATTGGCGAGAGATAATCAAGGTTCTTTTGGATGCGGGTGGTATTGTAAAAGCCGTTGATGAAGGTGAAAACGCCTTGCGCCGCTTCCTCCCTGGTGCGGAACCGGCCGATGGGGTGTACCAGCTCCTTCTTGAGGATTGAGTAGAAGCTCTCGCTCCAGGTGTTGTCCCCGGGTTTGCCCGTTCTGGAAAAACTCTGTCTGAAGCCAAGTTTCCTGAGGCATTCACGGACCGCTTCGCTGGCGTATTGGCTGCCACGGTCTGAATGGAAGATGGCACCCTTGTCCAGCTTCCAGCTCCTGGCGGCTGAGCGGATGGTGTCCAGCACCAGCTCCTTTTTCATCCGGGATGCTGTTTTCTCTGCCAGAACCACACCTGAGCGCAGGTCACGTATCGTACAGGTGTAGGCGAACCCTTCCTGCGTGGGAATGTAGGTGATATCGCTGGACAAAACCCGCAAGGGGCGGATCTCCGGCTTATCTCGCAGCAGGTTGGGACAGTCCTCGTCCCGGGCACCGCGGCTGTCCGTCAGGATGCGCTGATACCGCAGATGAACGGAAAACAACCCGTGTTCGTTCATGACGCGCTTCACCTTCTTGAAGCTGGCGCGCAAGCCTTCCTTGCGTAACTGTCCCGCCACGCGGTCCGCCCCATAGGTGCCGCCGCTCTGGTCAAAGATTCGCTGTACCTGGGCGGCATAGGCATCATCCCTGACCTGCCTGCCCTCCCGTTCCTGCTGCCATGCATAATAGCCACTGGTCGATACCTCAACAAAGGCCGCCCACCTTGCCACTGCGTGCTCCGGATGGTTCTCTATGAACGCGCAAATCACTTGTGGAGGCTTGCAAAGTAGGCGCTTGCTTTTTTTAGCATGTCAATCTCAATGGCCTGCTCAGCAGTTTTCAGCCTCAGCGCTTTGTTTTCCTCCTCCAGCGTGGCAAACCGGGTCTTGTCACCATCCGCTGTATACTTTTGCCGCCAGCGATACAGCATCCCGTTGCTGATCCCCAGATCCCGGACCACCTCAACCACAGACTTGTTGCTTGCATAGCTCAGTTTCACAGCATTTTTCTTGAAATCCTCGTCATACTTCCTGCGTATATCAGACATGGCCTACCTCCTGTTGCGTGTTGGTGCTTGCAGGAAATTGCTGCGGGGATTGACTGGGAGTGGCCGCCATGCCAGCCTGCCTGGCGGGTCAGCCCTCCCCGCAGGGGCTGACCCTTAACCCTGACCTTGCATGGCGGCAGAGGCTCCCTGTCAATCCGGTAAGCAAGCAATTTCCGACCGGGGGGTCTCCTTAGCTTTCTGTCCGAAATTGTAGCATGGGGCCCTTCACTAAGTCAGCGGCTTCTAGCACTTCAGCGTATTGCCTTCTCCAGCTGGCTGACCAACGCCTGTCACATCCCGGATACGGAAGTGCAGCGATGAGCCTCAGATCTGGAATGTCCTGACGAAGCCTAAGCACAATCTGCCCTGCCCAGATATCCACGCCACGAGCCATACCAGTTATGAAGGTCGTGAATCCCTCATGAATGGCCTTGAGAATTGCTCCCTCAAGGCCCTTTTTGATTTCTGTCTCTGCGCGCTTCAGCTTTTCCGGGCGGTGGCCTGTGAAGCAGCATCGATGGGAACGTAGTTCCTGCTCACTCATATCAGCATGTCTTAAATACTGTTCTGCGCATTTGCCGTACCCAAATTTCGCCTGATGACCTTCAGGCACTTCATCAATGCGTCAATGCTTTCAGTATTCGAGAAACTCATCACGACATCCGAATCCATTATTTCAACTTTTCTTCTTCTTTGCCTGTTCAGGAGCTCTCCGATTGGCACTGGCGTGTCCAAATTCCTGAACAGAAGCAAAGCGGCATCAGAAGTGTCCCCCATATGGATGCCAATGTCGCCTTTGCCGAATTCCAGGCGCCTTCCTTCGTTGCGGATCAATCTGCATCTCCAAATCTCATCTGACTGCCTTAGCCTCAACGAACCATCTGCCCAGGTTGTTCCCCGACAGCGCCCCGCTGCGCTCAAAGAAAAGGTAGCTTTGCTTGCCAAGGATCCAAACTTCATAGCGATCGCCCTGGCCACCAGCTTTCATAGCTGCAGCCTGCCGGACATCCGTGACCTTGTCAATCTCATACACTTTACCGTCGACCCATCGGATCTCCAAAGGGATGAGATTCCCGGAGGCGTTGAAGGCCGCCTTAACATCCACATAAACCCGCTCAAATGTGTCACTCTTCATGATAGCTTACCTCTATGTCCCGCAGAAACTTACTGTCCGACTGATATGGGGGCTCAACAAACTGATAGCCTTTGCGCTTCAGCACGCGAAACTTGAAATCCAGCAGCTCGGGCGGTACGCGCAGGATCGACGCAACTCCGAAGAAGGAAGTGTCATCGTTAAGGAGTTCAAAAACATCCTCATCCTTCAGAAGCAGTTCAGCGGCAAATACATTGGCTTCGTACTCTGCAACGGAGGCGGCGTCAAACAGGGCAAAGTCATGAAACGACTCCATCCCCGGCATCTGGGAATGCAGAACAGCATGCCCCAGTTCGTGAGCGCAGATGATCTTCTGGATCATCTTGGGTAGATCGCTGTTGATGGTAATACTGGGCTGGCCATCCTGCATCATAAAGAAACCTTTGCATGCGCTCTTCGCCTTGCCCATCGCCTGAAATAACAGGAGATTCCCCATCGCCTTTGCCATTTCGAAGGGATCAGAATCAGGGAAGTCCTTCTTGATATCCTCCGCGCTGCGGCTAATGTAGTCCAGTCTCAATCAAATATGCTCCTGATCAGAGATCATCTTATTTACAGGTTTGATTTCCTTTTCGCTTCATCCTTGCAGGCCATGTATGCTTTGACGACAGCCTCAAAGAAAGCGTCCTTGGCGTCCTGGCTGATCTCGCCGCCGGCAAAGAAGACGCGCTGCCGCTCCAGAAGAAAGTCCAGTTCCTGTGCGGCTTTTTCGCCGTAACGCTCGCGGGCTTCGTCGATGTATTCCTTCGTCGTAACGCCATGAAGAGGATCGGTAATTTCATCATGCTTCAGGTAGTCCAATGACACTTGAAGCGATTCTGCGATCTTCTTCATCGTCCTGGCCCTTGGAGTAACCTCGGCATTCTCCCAGGCGATGACGGACCGTCTGGAAACTCCCGTCAGTTTTGCAAGTTCATCCTGACTCAGCTTTCGCAGTTTCCGGGCTTCCCTCAGTTTGTCAGCAAACGTCATCCTCTTTCCCTCCCGGATAAAGTTCACCATGTTCTGCACACAATGCACTTTCCCTCTTGACACTACTTCTCATCTCGGATAGAATCCCTCATGCGAGATGTGAAGTTTGAGTTGAGTGTATCAGCGATACTTGCGCTTGTCAACAAGAAAATGTGAAGTTTCAGAAAAAGGAGGCAGAACATGACCCGGGCAATCCTGCACAGCGACCTGAATGCCTTCTACGCCAGCGTAGAGGTCATGCTGGACCCAAGCCTACGCGGGAAAGCAGTGGCGGTCTGCGGCAGCACCGAGGAGCGCCACGGCATCGTGCTGGCGAAGTCGGAACTTGCAAAGAAGGCCGGAATCAAAACCGGGATGGTCAATTGGGAAGCCAGGCAGAAGTGCCCCGGGCTGATCATGGTGCATCCCAATTATGAGCAGTACCTGAAGTACTCACAGCTGGTCCGTGCTATCTATTACCGGTATACAGACCAGGTTGAGCCCTTCGGCATGGACGAGTGCTGGCTGGACGTAACAGGCAGCGCCGTTATGGGTACCGGCGGGGAAATCGCTGAGGAGATCCGGCAGGCCGTGAAGGAGGAGCTTGGACTGACCGTGAGCATCGGCGTGTCCTTCAACAAGATATTCGCCAAGCTGGGCAGTGACATGAAAAAGCCCGATGCCATCACTGTGATTACTGAGGACAACTTCCGAGAAAAGGTCTGGCCACTGCCGGCGTCCGACATGATCTACGTCGGCAGGGCGACCACCCGGAAACTTGAGAAATACGGCGTCTACACTATCGGGGGCATCGCCGCGACCCCGCCGGAAGCGATGCGGCGCTGGTTTGGGGTGAACGGGCTGGCCTTGTGGAACTTCGCCTCCGGCCAGGATCACTCCCGGGTGATGCACCGTGATTTCGAGTCCCCCGTGAAATCCGTCGGGCACGGCATCACCTGCAACAAGGACGTCCATACGGAGGAAGAAGCCTGGCTGGTCTTATTAGCCCTCAGCCAGGATATCGGTCACAGGCTCAGGATCCATGACCTGGCGGCTGGCGGTGTGCAGCTGACAGTCAAGGACAACGACCTGGAATACAGGCAGTGCCAGGCGCAATTGCGGCTCCCAACCCAGAGCCCTCTTGAAATTGCGCAGGAAGCGCGCCGGCTTCTTCACAGCAACTACCGATGGGAAAAACCAGTGCGCGCCCTGACGGTGAGGGGTATCAAGCTGGCGTCCCAGAAGAACCCGCTGCAATGGGATTTCTTCAATGACGCAGTACGCCATGAAAAGCGGCAAACGGCAGACGACACGGTAGACATGCTCCGCGGACGCTTCGGGATGAACTGCGTCTTCCCCTCTTCGCTGGTGAAGCACACCCTGACCGAGAAATCCGATCCGCATGACCTGGTGAGGATGCCCGGGATGATGTTCCAGTGAAAGGCGGTGCTCCCGACCAACCGCCGCTTCATAAGAGGAGCATTATTTCAAAGTTTGGAACCCATTATCTGAAAAAGGAGATTGCCGATGGCAAATGGACTCACGGGTGAAGTCCGAAAGCACACAGTCAGCAGAAGAAAGGTGGTGAGGATGACATGCCCCAGTTGCGGATATAGGATTGGAGATGCGTCCGCCCAAAGCCGGATGTTGGTCCGGCTGGCAGAGAATGATGCCGAGGAACCTGCTGATTTGTACATCAAATGCGGGAGATGCAAGGCGGAGATTGCAGTCCAGAAAACCGAATAGCTGAGGGAACACGTTCCCAGTGTCTGACACATAGCACGGCGCAACCGCCCTGAGCGGTATTGAATAATGACGCATGAGCATGGCAGATGGCAAAAAGCCATTGTCCATGCTCATTTTTTTGCCCTCTGCCCTGCTCTCAAAGGAGTAGAGGATGAAATACGATTACCACTTCAACAATGAAACCATTTCCATCGATATCCCTGACAGCGACTACGACGTCCTCATTGAAATGGATCGGCTGGAGTACAACGCCAACCATAAGGAAACCCGCAGGCAAATATCCCTGGAAGCTTGCGATCAGGATGATAACCGACTGCCCTCCAATACGGACCTGGAGGAAATCTGCATTCAAAGAATGGAAATCGATGCGCTTCGGCGCGGGATGGATAGTCTGTTGCCCGAACAACGTGAGCTCATCTGGAAGCTGTTCTTTGAGGGCCAGTCGATCACCAGCCTTGCCCGCGCCGAAGGTGTAAGCAAAGCTGCCATTTGCAGGCGGCTCAATCGCGCCTTGGACAGGTTGAAAAATTCTTTTCAATTCGACCGTTAACTTTTGCTCTTGCCGTGGCCTAACTATGAAGGGCAAAAAAGTGGCTCTTCGGAAAGGAAGCAAGAGCGATGAAACATGACCTGAAAATCAGCATCAGCAGGGAGCCTCCGGGAGGTGGAATCGTCCGCTGTCGGACTGTGACCCTCCGGGAACGCCTCCTGGATCGGCTGCTGGGAGCGCGGCACCGCATGACAATCCTCGTTCCGGGCGACAGCGTACAGCGCGTGTCGATCACGGAGCAGCCGGAGGATGCCGATGAGGACCAAGCATGACCCCGCGGCCCCCCTCGCGATGCCTGTCAAAGCAAAGCCTTACCAGCACCAAATCGAAGCCTTCCGCTTCGTCTGTGAGCGATTCGGCCTCACCGCAGAAAGAAGCGGACAAGCCGAAGGGAGTCAGGGTCGTTTGCAGCCTGTGCGGCAAGCCATACTTGAAGAAAGAAACCAGGATCCGTGAGAACAACTTCTGCTGCAAGGCCCACTTGCGCTCCTGGAATTCGAGACGGATGAGCGAGTACAACCGGCTAACCAACCCCATGAACCGACCGGGCGGTGTGCTGGAGTCAAGGGTCCGAAGAGGTCGTGAACTGCGTGGAAAAGGCAAGGGCAAGACCTATCCCAAACTGCTGGGCAAGCACGAACACCGTCAGATCGTGGAAACGCTGCTCGGAAGACCCCTGAAAACGGGCGAAGTGGTCCATCACCTGGACGGAAACAAGCGCAATAACGACCCTGAGAACCTCGTCGCCCTACCCTCGCAATCCGTGCACTGCAAGGCACACGACTTTGGAAAGAAGAAAGGCAGGTGATGCCCATGTCTACCGTCAAAACCAGCTACGGCTGCGCTCTTTTGATGGAGATGTAGCGGATCGGCACGGGAAAAAGCCTGACCGCCATCGCCATTACGGGCGCCCTGTACCAGCAGCAATGCATCCAGAGAGTCCTGATCGTCGCCCCGCTGTCCATCCTGGGTGTCTGGCAGGAGGAATTCGCAAAGTTCGCTGCCTTCCCATACAGCTTGACCGTCCTCAATGGCACCGGCACGAAGAAAGCCCAAGCCCTCAGCAACTTGAATGGAAAACCGCTCCAGGTCGCGGTCATCAACTACGAAAGCACGTGGCGCTTGGAGAAAGAACTGGCGGCTTGGAAACCAAACCTGATCATCGCGGACGAGGGGCACAAGATCAAGACCCACAATATCAGCGCCAGCAAGGCCATGCACCGCCTGGGCGCAAAAGCAGGATACCGCCTGCTGCTCACAGGCACTCCCGTCACGAACAAGGCCATCGACCTATTCAGCCAGTACAAGTTTCTTGACCCCAGCGTATTCGGGAACAGTTACTACACCTTCCGCAATCGCTACTTTGACATGACAGGCTATGGCAACTACACCCCGGTCCTCAAAGGGAACATGGAAGGAGAGCTCATCCAAAGAATGCATACCATCGCCTACCGCGCGACCAAGGCCGAGTGCCTGGATCTGCCGGAGACCACGGATATCTTTCGCAGGGTTGAGCTGGAGCCTCAGGCCATGCGCCTCTACTGGCAGCTGGTCCGTGACAGTTATGCGGAGATGGGAAAGGGAGAAATCACCCTCACCAACGTCCTGACCAAGCTGCTGCGCCTGTCGCAGCTGACCGGCGGCTTCCTGGGCAGCAACGAATCCCCCGCTACCGAGCAGGTCAGTTCCGCAAAGCTGGACGTGCTGGAGGACCTCATCGATTCCACACTGGAGGAGAACCGTAAGCTGGTCATCATCGCCCGGTTTGTCCCCGAACTGCGAGCCATCTGCAGCCTTCTCGAAAAGAAAGGCGTGAGGCACTCGCTCATCATGGGCGGTGTCACCAACCGCGACGAGCAGGTCGCCCAATTCCAAAGCGACCCGGCAGTCCCGGTCTTCGTAGGCCAGATTGCCACCGCGGGCCTGGGCATCACGCTGACAGCCGCCAGCACGATGGTTTTCTACTCCCTCGACTACTCCATGAGCAACTTTGAGCAAACCAAAGCCCGGATCCACCGCGCCGGACAGCGCATGCCCTGCACCTACATCTACCTGCTGGCGGCTGGAACAGTAGATGAAAAAGTCCTAGCCGCATTGAAAGACAAAGCAAACCTCGCCAAAGCCCTGGTGGATGACTGCCGGGCAGGCCGGAACCCATTCCAGTAAAGAAAAGGAGATCACCATGCCAGACACCTCAATACTATTTGAACTCGCCGACCAGCTCAAAGACCTGCGCGATACAAAGAAGAACCTGGAACAGCAGCTGAAGGAACTCAATGCCCAATTGGATGAAAAGGACGCTGAGTTGGCAGCCGCCATGGCAGAGTCAGAGACCCAGAACTTCACCCGTGCGGGCGTCATGTTCTGCCTGACCAACACGACCCGCGCATCAGCGACGGCAGAGCGAAAGGAAGACCTATTCGATGCCCTGCGCACAGAGGGCTTTGGAGACCTGATCTACGAAACAATCAACGCGAACTCCCTGTCAGCCTTCGTCAAGGAACAGATGGCGGAGAACGCGGATACCCTGCCCGGCTGGCTGAACGGGCTGGTCAATATCTACGAAAAAGCAACAGTGGGCGTCCGCAAGGCGACTCGGAACTAAGAAAGAGGAGAACCGATATGAAGAACAATGAACTCATCACCACAGGCGGTGCCTTTCAGAAACTGCAGGACTTTGATCTGTCCCTCGCGCTCTCAGATGAGCTGGCTGGCCTGTCGAGCAGTTTTGAACGCATCAAGATCCCCGCGGCCGGCAGTACCGTTTTCGAAGTCCCCGGGGAGGACCCGGACAGTCCCGAGGCGGTGAAGGACTTTTCCGCGGTCATCCTCCATCATCACCCGCTGAATGCCTTCTACCGGAACAAGTACACCGGCGGCTCCAATCCACCCGACTGCGGCTCCTTTGATGGCGTCCTGGGCGAAGGTGATCCCGGCGGCAGCTGCGCCGTATGCCCGTATAACCAGTTTGGATCGGGAGAAGGCGGAGGCAAAGCCTGCAAGAACCGCCGGCGCATCTACCTGCTTCGCGAAGGGGATGTGTTTCCGATGCTGCTGTCCCTGCCCACCGGTTCCCTGAAAGACTACACCCGCTACCTGATGCGTTTGCTGAGCCATGGCCAGAAATCGGGCAGCGTGGTCACGCGATTCACCCTGAAGAAGGCCATGAGTGCCAGCGGCATCGCGTACTCCCAGGCGCAGTTTGCTGTCGCGCGTGCCTTGACCGAAGAGGAACGCTTGCTGCTCCAGCCACTGGCTGAGCAGGTCAAAGCGTTTAGCGCCCGAATCGGCTATGACGCCGAACCCGTAAGCGACCTCTCCGGCCAGCAGGTGGATCCCCAGACCGGGGAAATCGTGCAGGCACTTACCTAAGCAACAGGCTGCAGGCGGGTGGGAATGTTCTGCCCGCCTGCAGCAGAAAGAGTGGATATGAACTACAGATGTATCACGCAGCTGGATGAACTGGTTTCCTACATGGAAGGCGCTGGCATCGTCGCTTTTGACTTTGAAACCTCCCCTATGGAGCAGTACCGCGCAGAGGAGCGCGCCGCGCTGGATGCGCATAAGTCCCAGATCGCGGGAATCAGCCTGTCGGTGTCGGAAGGCACAGCAGTGTATGTGCCCTTGACGCACCAGACAGGAAAGAATGCGGACGCCCCGCAAGACATCCTGCAGTATCTCCGGCACGCACTGTTCGAGAGCCCGCGCATTGTCAAGGTTGCTCATAACCTGGCGTTTGAAGCGATGTTTCTGTATGCGCAGGGCATCGTGGTCCAAGCGCCCTGCTATGACACCATTGCCGCCGCGCAGCTGACACTCAAGAACAAGGAAGAGTTCAGGGGGCTGTCCGACAGCGGCCTGAAACTGCTGGCCACCTCGCTCTTCCAGGCGGATATGCCCGATTTCCAAACAGTCACCAAGGGCAGGCACTTTGACGAGATGGATCCCGGGAGCGAGGAAGCGATCCGTTATGCCTGCGCGGACGCGGACTACACCCTTCGCCTCTACCACCGCCTCAATACCTGGTTTGACCGTTTCCTGCCTTCCCACCGCAACCTGGTCGAACAGGTGGAGTCCCCGACTGCCGTGTACTGCGGGATCATGAAGTACAACGGTGTGCCCATGGACCGGGAACTCATGCTCACCAAGCAGCGCGAGGCAGCGGAGAAAATCGCAACCCTTCGAGCAGATCTGGATGGGATGACCGGAGGCGTAGACCTTGGCGCCAACGCAGCCACTGACGCCTTCAAGAAGTACCTGTACCAGGACTTGGGGCTGCCAGTCCTCAAGACCACCGAGAAATTCCAGGAAGCGGCTGACGATCAGGCGCTCGTCCTTCTGCATGACTGGTGCAAAGAAAACAGGCCGGAGCTTGTCCCCTTGTTTGGTCTGGTACAGGAGTACCGCAAATGGAGCAAGCTGAAGAGCACCTACATTGACGGGTACCTGGCCTGCATCAATTCTGCAACAGGGCGCATCCACCCGGACCTCATGCCCTTAGCTACCCAGACAGGCCGCTTTGCTTGCAGAAAACCCAATCTCCAAAACCAAGTCTCCTCCGGCATCGATCCCATCGGTGTGCGTAACTTTATCGTCGCACCAGAGGGTTGGGTCCTGCTGGAAGCGGACTATAGCCAGGTGGAGCTTCGCATCGCAGCCTACCTCAGCGGGGACAGGACCATGCTCGATGCCTACCGAAATGGCGCTGATATCCATGCAATCACGACGAGCGCTATCTTTGGTATCTCCTTGGAAGAAGCGTCTGACAAGCGGCATGTGGATTACAAGCACCGCCGGACAGTCGCCAAGGGGGCTATGTTCGGCATCCTGTACGGGATCTATGCGAAAGGGCTGATGCGTAACCTGAAAGCCACAGCGAATATATGCCTGAGTGAGGATGAGTGTGCCCATTACATCAAGGGCATCAAGGCCAGGTATCCGGGCTTGGCCGCATGGCAAGACACTGTCATTGCCAGGGCAAAGACATGCATGTATGCACAGACTGCATTGGGCCGCAGGCGCTACCTTCCTGGCATCCGTTCGCTGAACTACGGGAAGCGCGGCATGTCAGAACGCATGGCCATCAACACACCAGTGCAGGGTCTCGCGGCGGACTGCCTGAAGCTGTCGATGGCACGCCTCGTTGTCGCTCTGGCTGACCAACCCTATATCCGCCCATTGATGACCGTGCACGACAGCCTGGTCTTTGAGGCGCGTGCTGACAAGGCGAAAGAAGCTTGCCGGATTATTCGCGAGTGTATGGAGGCCCTTCCTCCCCTCGAAGGCTTTGCCCCCTTGGTCGCCGAGCTTGCAGTGGGCGAAAGGTATGGTGAACTGGAAGAACTGGAGGTGCTGTCATGAGTATGTGCAAGAAGAATGCCGAGGGGTACTCGGACCCGACGGCATACGAGGCCCTGCTTCGAGTCTGGGCAGAAGAGAAACGATCAGCCTTCCGACCCTTGGTGTTCATCTGCAGTCCCTATGCCGGTGACACGGACACCAACATCCAGAACGCCCGGCGGTTTTGCCGGTTTGCGGTGGAACAGAACTGCATCCCCATCGCTCCGCATCTGCTCTTCCCCCAGTTCCTGGATGATTCCAAGGCCTCTGACCGCGCTGCCGGCTTGTTCTTTAGCAAGGTGCTTCTGGGCAAGTGCGCCGAACTATGGGTGTTTGGTGAGGAGATTACCTCGGGGATGGCGGCAGAGATCGCCAGGGCGAAGTACAAAAGCCTCCCAATCCGCCAGTTTGATGCAGATTGCCAGGAGGTGACTGAGGCATGAGTTTTAAAACAGATCAAGGCGGGATTGCGATAAGGGCTGATATCAAGGTAACCACTCAGGTATCCACCTGGAATACCCGCCTTACACAATTGCTTCGCGGAAAAGCGGAAATCACAATATGTACCTTCTCACTGCCCAGGAGCTCCGATTGTCTGGCCAAGCTGTTCGATAAACGTTCTAAGAACGTTACTATTATCGCAAACAGTAAATTTGAAGCTGAGGCAAGGATGCTGAAACTCCGCTATCCAGATCTTCGAATAATCCTTTCCCCACAGGTACATGCAAAGATAGCACTGGCTGCTCCTGACAAGGTTTGGCTGTCAAGCGAGAACCTTGTCCACAGCCGGAACTTCGAGAACACTGTGGGTATCCACAACCGCAACGTTTATGACTTTTACATAGCGGAGCTGACGAGAAGCGGACTACTTAGCCGCGATAAGGAAATGGAGACAACCCACGAATGAAAACACAAGACATCACCCTGGAGGAGTTTCTTCGCCCCTTCTTCGAACCGACCGATAAAATCTGCTTGCGCGTGTTCAATGACCGCAAGGACGGCGCTTCGTTCAAGGGCGTGAAACTGGAAACGACACTCCCTCAATTGGTGACAACGCTTCCCCTGCTCAAGGAGCATAACGCACTCATGCGCGGCATCTACTTCGTGGTGAATACTGGTGGCCATGAGGATACAGACATCACCCGCATCAACGCACAGTTCATGGAATGTGATGACATTCCCTTGGAAGAGCAATGGGCGCAGATTGCTGCCTTTCCACTGGAACCATCCATTGTGATCAAGACTCGCAAATCGCTGCACACCTACTGGCTCATGCGTGAAGCGGATGTCGCTGCATTCCGCCGCATTCAGAAGCGTCTGGTCAAGCAGTTTGGCGGCGACCGCGCCTGCATCAACGAGAGCCGTGTGCTCCGATTGCCGGGCTTCAATCATTGCAAGCAGGAGCCTCTCCGAATCGAATGCGTCAAATTTAACCCAGAGCTGCGCTACACACAGGCCGAACTGGAGCAGCATCTCCCAAGCGTTGAAGAACCTTCAAGATCAGTGCAAACAACAACAGCAACAACAAGGACAGGGAGCCGGCAAGGCCTGGCATCAGTGCTTCGACGCTGCGCATTCTTGGAGCATTGCGACAAGAAAGCCGCCACACTCAGCGAACACGATTGGTACGCCATGATAACAAATCTCGCGGTGTTCGAGGGTGGTGAACAGACGATCCATGCGCTGTCCGCCAAGTACCCTGGATACCAGGCCCAGGAAACACACGAGAAAATCCAGCACTTCCATTCCTCTGGTACCAAGCCCATGACCTGCAGGGCAATCGGCGAGAAAGGCTTTCAATGCCCGCGCATGCTCGACGGCTCCTGTCCCTGCAAAGCGCCGGCAGCAATGCGCTTCCTGCCCATGACGCTGGAGGAACTGCGGCAGGCCCTTAGAACAGCCGAATGCCGGAAATCCCCCGTAGAGAATATGCACACCGCAAAGCAATTCATCAGGGATGCGCTGTACAACATCGATCCCTTGGACGCCGGCGCGTTCATCGAATACGAGGTCAGAGAGCACTTCCGGCTCAAGGCTCCGGATTCAAAAGCCTTGGCTACGTTCCACAAGGATATCTGCAAGGCGTACTTCTCCGACAAGGAAACCCTGAAAACAATGCAAAACGATTCGCTGCCGGACTGGTACGAAGTGACCGAGCGCGGCGGGCTGCGCTTCCTTCCCGGTGTGCTGGCTGAGCATATGGCCAAGGAGATCCCCGCGTTCTACGGCGCCGGCAGCTTCTATGTCTACGAAAAGGGCGTGTATCGGATGCACGAAGACCTGTGGGCAACGAACAAGGTACGCGGCCAGATGATGCCTCGAAGCACCTTGCTGAATGCCATCAACGATGCCACCGGTCAGTGGAAAATGCTCATTAACCGACCAATCCGCGACATCAACCCCAATCCGTTCATCGTTAACCTGAGAAATGGACTGCTCAACCTGCTGGACAGCTCATTCCGCGACCACGATCCTGCGTATTTGTCCACCGTGCAGATAGGCGCGGAATACCGCCCGGACCTGCTTGAGGAGACAGATACCGGGTGTCCAATCTTCAAGGCTTTCCTTCGCAGCGTCCTGGACGAGCCGGAGATTCACCTGCTGCAGGAGATCTTCGGGTACCTGCTGATCCCGGTGAACAAGGCGCAAAAATCTTTCGTGTTCGTCGGCGCGCCCAACGCGGGCAAATCCACCCTCTTGGCCGTTGCCCAGGAAATCCTTCTGGGCAGCGAAAATGTGTCCAACATACCCTGGCAGGGCCTCAGCGACCGATTCAACAAGGCAGAACTGTTTGGCAAACTCGCTAACATTTTTGCTGACCTGCCCTCCAAAGCGATTGATGACAACGGCATGTTCAAAGCGCTGACCGGGGAGGACTACATCACCGCGGAACGCAAAAACAAGGATCCGTTCTCCTTCCGGCCTTATGCCCGGTTCCTGTTCTCCTGCAACGATATCCCACGCAATTATGGGGACAGGTCCGATGGTTTCTTCCGCAGGTTAATCATCATCCGATTCAATCGCTCAGTGCCCAGCCACAAGCGCGATGCCGGCCTGCGGGAAAAACTGGCGGTCGAAAGCGATGGCATCTTCATGTGGGCGCTGGAGGGCCTGAGCAGGCTCATGAGCAACGGGTATTGCTTCACCGAGACCGCGTCGACCAAGGCTGAACTGGAAAGGTATAAGACCGAGAGCAGCAGTTCCCTGTCCTTCGCCGATAGCTATCTGGCTGCGGAGAACGATGCCACCGTGTTCCGCGATGATGTGTATGAGGCATATAAGAATTTCTGCAGCAACTCCGGATTCAAGAACTTGTCTCAGATCATGTTTAACAGGGATATTGAAGCGCATTACCCGGTCATCAAGCGCGGCCAGGATCGTATATCCAAGCGTCGCACCTGGATTGGCCTGCGATTCTGCCAAGAGGGGAGAGACACGGAGTGACATGGAAACCAAATAGCGGAGAAAGCGGACTTACTCCATTTCTTCTCTATTAGATGAAAAAGAGGGATAGTATGTATCAAAAAAACGGAGCTAATAGAAAGTATATACACCAGGCGCTTAGTCCGATACACCACTCCGGTAACACAAAGGAGTCGGACATCGTGGCTGCCATACTGCGCTACCTTCGAGCTGTTCCCCGCTGCTTCGCCTGGAAGACCCATGGCGGCATGTATGGCACAGCGGGCATTCCCGACATCATCGCCTGTGTAAGGGGCCGGTTCTTCGCCTTTGAGGTGAAGACAGCCACGGGCAAAGCGACCGCGCTCCAGAAAGCAACCCTCCAGAAAATCCTCGCTTCAGGCGGCACGGCGGCGGTCGTGCGCTCGGTGGACGAGGTGCGGGCCATTCTCACACCGTTCGGTTTGGCCCTCCGCAATGACCAATGAACAACGAAAGCACTGCTTCACTGCTTCAAGGCTGCAACGGAAAAACAACCTGAAGAAGGAGTGTAGGCATGAAACATAACCTCGTGAACCTGGCAAATGCCACCAGACTGCAGGCGGGACAACAGACCAGGGCGATCGCTGCCCGCAGGAGGGATGTGCATGTACGTGCCAAGAACTGAGTGGAATGACCTCGCTGAGGCAATCATCCTCAGGGCGGTGGAAGACTATCGACACACAAACAATCGGCTGCGAGCAAAACCTGAAGACACCCGGCTGCAGACACGAAAGGCGGAGATTGAGGAGTTCTTCCGCTCCTCATGGTTCCAGGTACTGACCGACTTGAATGGAAAACAATTACTGCATCAGCTGCAGGCAGAAATGAAGCAAAGGGAGGACGCGGAATGACCACCAAGGAATATTTTGAGCAGGCCCTGACGTTGAACAAGCGCATCAACAGCAAGCTGGATCACCTGGGTGCCCTGCGGGAGATGACAACAAAGGCCTCCATCACCCTGAGCGATATGCCTCGCAGCAGCTCCCGGAACATGTACCAGATGCAGGACATCATCAGCAAAATCGTGGATCTGGAGAATGAGATCAACGGGGACATTGACCGCTTTGTGGACATGAAGCGCGAGTACATGCGGATCATCCGTGAGATTCGTAATCCGGTCTTCCAACTCGTCATGGAGCAACGCTATCTGTGCTGCAGGACCTGGGAGAAGATCAGTGAGGAACTGGGGTATGAACTGCGGTCACTATACAGGCTTCACGGGGAAGCGCTGAAGGTCGCGGAGAGGTTCCTTCCCGCCTGGTGCACAAAAAACTTCGTCACGAACGAAACTTGTCACTAAATGACACTATATGTCACCCTGTCCGGCGTGATAGTATAAACTCAGCAAGAACATCAGGAGCAGGCGAGAACCTGCTCCTTTTCTATTGCAGGAAAGGAAGATGAGTCGATGCTGTTTACGAGTGAGCAGGTATCCAGTGGGCACCCGGACAAGATCTGCGACCAGATTTCCGATGCGATTGTAACTGACTGCATTCTCAACGACCGCAACAGCCGGGTCGCGGTGGAGTGCATGATCAAGGACTACGATGTCACCATCGCCGGGGAGATCACCTCCGGGCACACACCTGATTTCAAAGACCTGACATACTGTGTGCTGGCCGGCATCGGGCTGCCGAATATCGAGCAGTACAAAGTAAACCGCTTGATTTCAAAGCAGAGCCCGGACATCGCACTGGGGGTGGACCAGCAGGGTGCCGGTGATCAGGGCATGATGTTTGGCTACGCAACGAACGAAACCCGGGAGATGCTGCCAGTTCCCTTCGTGCTGGCCACGGCGGCGCTGGAGCGCCTGAAGGACAGCCGGAATCCCTTCCTGCTGCCGGATGCCAAGAGCCAGGTCACCTATGACTACAAGCGCAAGCGCATTGACACCTTCCTCATCAGCACCCAGCACACCAAGCACGCAAGCCTGGAAGACGTGCGGGAAGCAGTGCAGACGGTCATGCAGGAAACCGCTAAGGCGTATGACTTGAACACGGATTTCAAAGCGCTGGTGAATCCCACCGGCCGGTTTGTGGTCGGGTCCTCCTTCGCGGACACGGGCGTGACGGGGCGGAAAATCATTGCCGATACCTATGGCGGTGCGTGCCGGCATGGCGGCGGCGCCTTCTCCGGGAAGGACCCCACGAAGGTGGATCGCTCCGGAGCATACATGGCGCGCAAGATTGCCAAGGCAGTGGTGCGGGCAGGATATGCGAAGCGTTGCGAGGTGCAGTTAGCCTATGCCATCGGGGTGGCGGAACCGGTGTCCGTCTCGGTCGACTGCTTTGGGACCGGCCGACTGCCGCAGCATCACATCGTCCAGTGGATTAAAAAGCACTACGACCTGACGTCGGCAGGAATTATCTCCCTCCTCCACCTGCGAGAAGTTGACTACAACCGTGTCTCCAGCTACGGCCATTTCTGGCGGGACTGGATGCCTTGGGAACTGTGAAGATGCAGATATTTCCTCATATTCTCTTGACTATCCGCGGGACGCGAGTGAGTAATGTCATACCCAAAAACGAGGAGGTATCGACATGAGGATTCAATCAACAGCCCCTGATCGCAAGACCCTGGTCAAGGTCCTGGCTGAACACCTGGGAGAGGAAGCGGTCTATTGCGGTCCGCGCAGCTTCGCTTGCACGATCGGCGGGGTGACGGTGGACAGGGAGGGACAGGTCATCCTGCCGGAGAGCATGGACCCAGGTGGAATCCAGAGCTTTCTGGTCAGCAAGGGCTGGCTGGAGGCAGAGCCGGTGGTGGAGCCGGATCAAATGACTATCAGCGTTCCTGCAGAAGGCATGACTGTCAAGACGATGCACAATCTGATCCTGATGCTATACAGCAAACAATACCTTTTAAACAGTGCAGTCAAGGGAGACAGCATCCACATTACCGACGCTGTCATTGAGCGCCTCCGGCAATCCGTGCCGGGTAGCCCGGCGGATTTCAAAGCCTTGGTAAATGACTTTGAATCACAAGGACAAATTGCTGGGGTTGATTTCACCGACGATGCCGTCTCCCTCAGTTTCCCCCTGAGCGACAAACAGGACGTGATCCATGTCTACACTCTTCTGACGATCAACCTGATTGCTGCCGCGAAGATTGCGACACGTGTGTTGCCTGATCTCCAACATCCGGAGAATGAGAAGTACTACATGCGCAATTGGCTGGTCCGTATGGGTTTTGGCGGGAAGGAAAGCAAGGGACTGCGGAGTCTCCTCCTGAAGCACCTGAAAGGCCATAGCGCGTTTCGGACGGATGCAGAAGCTAATAAGCACCGGGACAAGTACGCGGAGATCCGACGCAGCCGCAAGGAGAGCGTCGCCCTGGAGGCACAGCATGAAGAAAGCTGAGATCGACAGCAGACTGCTGGATTTGAAAGCGCAGCAGGACGCCGGAGATAAGATGCCCTGCCCGCGCTGCGGTCGGAACACCATCAAGGCGCCGCTTGCCCACAATGCACTCAGCCGGTATGCGGACCTGTACATCTGCGATGAGTGCGGGATGACGGAAGCGATGCTGGACATGATGCGCAATCCCCTCCCCCTGGAGCAGTGGGCGGTATTCAAAAACACAGGCCCCGAGCATGATTTCAAAGCGCTGTCTATGCAGGAAGTGGTCGGGCGGGTCCTCGGCGGCCAGACAGAAGCGCTCCTTCAGGTGCACAAGTCTTGGATGCTCAGGACGGAAGGGCAGTCGTTTGACGCCCTCCGGGTACAGGCACTCAAGGTCTGCCCGGGCATGGTGGACCTGTGGGAGAACCCCTTCTGCGCGGTGTACCATGCCAGGGACGGTCAGGTGTTGGTGCGCCTCCGGTGGGATGGGAACAAGAGCGAGATAGCGGTGGATACCGTACCTGAAAAGAAGAAGTAAAGCCCTCTTGATTCAAGAGCAGCCGAACGCGGGCTGCTCTTTCCCTTTCCTGGCGCACAAAGGCCTTCACGTGCGCTTGACGCCGGGAGTGCGGGGAATCCCACCACCGCTCGTATTGCCGCCACAAAGGCAAAAGCCGCCAATTACCGGCGGCTCTCACTTCTTGCAGCCCTTTATCTTTTGGCAAGCCGGTGGCTGCGCATCAGGGCAGGGAGCAAGACACGCTTGATCTCATCATGGAACCCCAGGTACTCGTAGGCGTCCTTGATGCCTTTGTAGTAGAACCCGTCTGGTGGATTGTGTTCAAAGTTACACATCTGGTAAACCATCCCCGGGGTTTCTTCCTCTTCGCCTACATCGAAGCCGCAGGAGATCTTGCGGTAGTAGGTCGGGTAGCCTTCATAGCGGTCAAGCCGGCGCTCATCATCCTCTGTAATCTTCCAGACAGCAACCGGCACCAGTGACTCTGGGTTCCCGGATTCCACAATGGTGGCATGCCGATTGAACTCGAGCTGGAATCCATGAAGCCGCCCGGTACCGATGAGCTTTGCACCCGGGCAGCGATGGGCCATCTGGTCCTCATCCATGTTCGAGCCGTATGCGATATAGTACATCGTTGTATCCTCCCCTTGATTCAGAAGCTGTCCAGGTAAGGGATTTCCTGGCCATTGGCCATCCACCCCTGATCAAAGTCGTAGTACACCTCATAGGCATTGACATATTCCCGAAGTGCGATGTCTTCCTGGATACCAGTCCTGACATCGTCAACACACATCACAATCTCGCCGGATGCGAACTCCAGGACGCTTATGATGTGACGGCCTTTTCTGACTGTGGATTCACGCAGGATTGTGCTTGTCATAATATCACCTTTCCTCCGGTCTTGTAGCCCGGCCGGGAGGGCCTGTTGATTCAGGAACGGCCGCAGCGCAGGCAACTCATGATGACCGGCAGCATCCGGAGCGGATGCCTGAGGGTGAGCCGGATCGCGGCGCGGCGGGCATCGCTGTGTTTTCCTTGGCGCTGCAAATCCCAGAGTGGTTCCGGAGTGTCTGTGTGATCAAAAATGTTCCAGCAGGTGGTCTTGTCGAAGATGCGGTTCATGGTGGTCCTCCTTCTTGATTCGAAAGTGTGTGCTTACCAGTGGCAGCCCGGATCGCGCGTTCCGTAGATGCAGAAGAATGATGCATTGTAGGAAATGCGCTCAAGGAACTTGGCACGTCCTTCCTCGGTCTTGAAGGCTTTTCGCTTGGTGACAATGCGGTCGTTACGGTCGAATTCCTGCCAGGCGACTTCGTACTCCCCGGTTCCGGATGTGGTGGTTTTCATGAGGTGTTCCTCCTTTTGATTTAGGAGCGCTGCTCCTGCGGCTTCCCGCGACGCCCCCCAGTTGATTTGGGAGCGTTTCGGCCGGGCGCTATCCGGCGCTCATCAGGCGGGAGGTCAGTCTCCGAAGGTTTCTTTGACCTCTGCGCCCAGTTGGTCCGCAAGTCGCTCGACCTGTGTTTTCAGCGCCAGGCTCATGCCTTGGCTCCCGCTGTATTTGAGAACCAGGATGTTCCAGGATTCCCCGGGCAGGCTGGGCTCGAATACGAACACCTCGCAGGTGGAATCTCGGTCGGTCACCCTGACCAGGAAGTCCTGGTTCAAGGCGCCGGTCTCGTAGCCGTCCCATTCGCTGAAGGCCAGGTGTGTATAGAAGCGACCCAGGTTGCGGTTTGTCATGGTGTTCCTCCTTGCCCGGCGGCTTATCCCGCCCGCGGCTTGATTTGAAAGCGGCTTCCCGCGACCGCCCGAGGGCGGTTTCGGCCGGTGGCCAGCCGGCGCTCCTCAGGCGGGCAGGACCCTGATTTCGAAGGCGGGCTTCCTTCCGCGCTGGCCGGTCTTCCAGTCGTCGAACCGTGTGTTTACTTCGGTCATCCCGATCAGGCAGCAGCCGTTTTTCTCGAAGGCCCAGATGGTTTCCGCCATGCTGGACATCCCGCAGGAAATGGTGAACCGGTTGATTTCAAAGCGCCGGCAGCTCTCGACGATTCCCGGAATGTCCTGCTCCCAGATGACGTCCTCAAAGTCCAGGGTTTCCGTATCGGCTTTGCGGCTGTTCCGGTAGGCCCAGTAGAAGGTGCGATGGACGCCCAGTTCCTCAAAGGTGATTTCCTTTCCCAGGGCGGCTTCTAGCAGTTCGATGGTTTTCATGGGGTGTACCTCCTCTTGATTTAGGAGCCTGTGCTCCCGCGGCTTCCCGCGACCGCCCGAGGGCGGTTTCGGCCGGGTGCCAGCCGGCGCTCATCAGGCGGGTGTGTCAGCCGGCCTGGCGCCAGGCTGCGTTCCCGGGCAGGCGCTTGGTCAGGTGTTCCCGGGCGGTTTTGAACTCGTCTCCGATGAAGCCCAGGCGCAGGAGCCAGCACCGGAAGGTGTACTTCAGGTTGTCGGTTTCCGGGCGCCGTGCGGAAGCCGCGCTCGATTTCAAAGCCTGGTAGGAAATGGCCATGGCCAGTTGGATGAAGCTCTTAATTTCCCCGGCGTGCAGGCTGGCGTTGAAGGCCCGGAACTCGATGGTCCCCTTCTGGAACACACTGTGCAGGTTGAGCAGGTGGTAGCGGCTGGTGTCGTAGTGCTGGCTGGCGTGGTAGCGCCATTCCGGGGTGTTGTACCAAAGCTCCGCGAAGGCGGCGTCCGTGGTCGGTTTGCGCCGGTTCAGCCGGGCGAGAAAGTCCGGGTCGACCGCCTGGCACCAGCGGGCGCGGCGCTCGGGCGAAATCCCAAGGGCCTGTGTCAGCAGGTCCTCCTTAGCGTTGACCAGGTTGACCAGGTTGCGCAGGGTCCTTGGCGTGTGCTGCCCCCGGCCGATGTGCACGTGGACCCCGCAGCTGGTGTGTGCCTTGGCGCCGGCGGCGCGGAGCTTCCGGACCAGTTCTTGGACCGTCTCGATGTCCTCCCAGCGGCAGATCGGGCTCACGAACTCGGTGCGCTCCTCCTGCGGGCCTTCGATGCTGTTGTCCGAGACGATTTTCCAGTCGCGGCCTTGGGCGTCCGGCACCAGCCGGGTGTCGTAGGTCCCGCCGATGTTCTGGACCCGGGTGCCAAAGTGGTCAGCCAGGACCTGGGCGGCTTTTGCGCGGGTGATGCGGTTCATCTCGATCTCGATGCCAAAGGTCTGTGTTTTCACGGGGGTGGTCCTCCTTTCAGGCTTCTCGCGACCGCCCGAGGGCGGTTTCGGCCGGGTGCCGCCCGGCGCTCGTCAGGCGAGTTTGGCGGCCTGGTCGGCGGCCTGGAGGGCGACCCGGGTGGCGGTGTCCAGGGCCATGTGTGCGGCGAGGACGGCTTCCCAGGTCGGGCCGGCGCCGTCGGGGTTTGGGGTGTACTCGTCCAGGAGGTTTTCGGCCCGGGCGGCGACCTCGCGGGTGGCCTGGGCGGCGCGGGCGGCCTCGGCCTTGGTCGCGCGGAAGGGGACCTCGGCGGCGCGGCGGGCGGCCTTTCGGGCGGCGACCCCAGCGGCGCGGACCTCGAGGGTCAGGCTGGCGGCGGCGGCGCAAAACGCGGCGGCGGCTTTTTCGGCCTTTTCGGCGAGGGTGGTTTTCACGGTGGTGGTCCTTTCGGCCCGGCGGCTTTTCCCGCCCGCGGCCCCCGGGGTGTTCCGGGGCGACCCATAACTCACTCCGGGCGGCGGCTTTTGCAACGGTGAAAAAGACCAGTCTTTGGGCCGGTTCTGGCCCCGACCCTTGTGCTAAACCACCAAAAAAAGGCCCCGGCGGCCCGGGTTGGCAACTGACGTTCGCAACCGGCGCCCGGCGCGCAAAACCGGCCCCAGGGCGGCCTGGAAAACCGGCTTCTACTACACGCGCGGTACGCCCCCACGGCCCGCCCCGCGCGGCCCCCGGCGAAAAAAACCGCCCCCGGGCGCGGCGAACCCCGGCGGGCGAACCCCGACCGCCCCGGCGGCAAACCCCGACCGCCCCGGGCGGCAAAACCCCGGCGGGCAGGACCCCGGTGGGCGGACCCCCGGGCGGCGGACCCCTCGGCGGGCGGACCCCCGGCGGGCGGACCCCCGGCCGGCGCCAGATCCCCGAGGGGAGGGGGGGTCTGATCCCTACAAACCTTTCACTGGAGACCGCGCCCCTCTCTCGCGTGAGTTTTCGCGAAATTGGGGGGTGGGGGTATCCAGCCCAAAACGCAGAAAAACCGCCCATATGAGCGGCTATTCTTATAGATTATTCGAATATCAGGGAGGTAACTCTTGAATACACAGATGAACCTGCAGCGGATTGCCATCGAAAAGCTTAAGCCCGCGAAGTACAACCCGCGCAAGGATCTGAAGCCTGGTGACCCGGCCTACGAAAAGATCAAGCGCAGCCTTCATACCTTCGGCTACGTGGATCCGGTCATCTGGAATGAAGTGACCGGGAATATCGTGGGAGGACACCAGCGCCACAAGGTACTGGTCGCTGAAGGTGCAACCGAGATTGACTGCGTGGTTGTACATATTGAAAACCCGCAAGACGAGAAGGCGCTGAATGTCGCGCTCAACAAAGCGGTGGGCGAATGGGAACCGGTCGCTTTGGCTGACCTGCTGAGCGAACTACAGACAGCTGGTTATGACCTTGGAACCACCGGCTTTGATGCCGCCGAGATCGATGACCTCTTTTCCAAGGTCCATGACAAAGATGTGCAGGATGACGAGTGCACCATTGACCCGGATGATGTGGCCCCCTTTGTTCAGCCTGGAGACATCTGGACTCTGGGCAGGCATCGGATGGTTTGCGGCGACTCCACGAAGGCAGCGGATGTCGCCTTGCTGATGGATAGTGTCAAAGCCAACCTGGTGGTGACGGATCCGCCGTATAACGTCTCCTACGAGAGCGCCGATGGGAAGACCATCCAGAATGACAGCATGGCTGATGGGAAGTTCTATGAGTTCCTGCTGGCAGCTTTTCAGAACATGGCGGCGCACATGGCGGAGGGCGGCTCAGCTTACATCTTCCATGCGGATACGGAAGGGCTGAACTTCCGGCGAGCGTTCAGGGAAGCCGGCTTTCATATCTCCGGCGTGTGCATCTGGGCGAAGAACTCCCTGGTGCTAGGGCGGTCCCCCTACCAGTGGCAGCATGAGCCCGTACTCTTTGGCTGGCTTCCCAACGGTAAACACAGGTGGTTTGCGGACCGAAAGCAGACGACGATCTGGAACTTCGATAAACCGAAACACAGCGCGCAGCACCCGACCATGAAGCCCATACCGCTGCTGGCGTATCCCATCAAGAACAGCTCTGCACCCAATGGGATTGTATTGGATCTGTTTGGCGGCTCAGGCTCGACACTCATCGCCTGTGAACAGACGGATCGCATCTGCCGGACGATGGAGTTGGACCCGAAGTACGCCACGGTCATCGTGCAGCGATATGTGGATCTAGTAGGCGGCACTGCTGATGTTCATGTGCTGCGCAATGGCATTGAGATAAGCTTTGAGGAAGCGACTGCCAGGGAGTAGGGCATTGAAAATGAAAAAGAAGGGAGGTGTGCCAGTTGGCAACCCGAGGCCGAAAGCCTAAACCTACAGCGATGAAGCTTCTGGAAGGTAACCCGGGCAAACGTCCGCTCAACGAAAGAGAGCCTGTTCCCCCCAAGGGGAATATCAAGTGCCCTGATTGGTTGCTGCCGGAAGCTAAGAAAGAATGGAAGCGGCTGGCACCCTCCCTGGAAGCCCTGGGTGTTTTGACACTGGTTGACCTGACAGCCTTTGAAGGGTATTGCCAGGCATACGCCAGATGGAAGGAAGCTGAGGCGTTCCTCACGCAGCATGGTTCCATCTTCAAGACGCCAAGTGGCTATGTCCAGCAGGTCCCTCAGGTGAGCATTGCTCAGCAGAGCCTGAAAATCATGCAGTCCTTTTGCTCGGAGTTCGGTCTGACGCCCGCCACCCGATCCCGGATCATCGCAGCCGGCGGGGGCAAGGACGATGTGTTCTCGGATGACCCCATGGAAAAGCTGCTGAAGGGCGGGTGGAACGGTGGCCTATGACGAAGGGAAAGCCGCCAGGGTCACCCACTTCATTGAATGCTTGAAGCATACCAAAGGTGAGTTCCATGGGAAGCCCTTCCATTTGTTGCCCTGGCAGAAAAAGATCATCCAGGATGTGTTTGGTACTGTGCGTGAAGAAGATCCATCCATGCGTCAGTTCACCACAGCCTATATCGAAATACCAAAAAAACAAGGTAAGTCTGAGCTTGGCGCTGCCATCGCACTGAACATGCTGGTAAACGATGACGAGTGGAAAGCCGAGGTGTACTCGTGCGCTTCCGACCGCCAGCAAGCGGCCATTGTGTTTGATGTGGCGGTCGATATGGTGAAACAATCTCCCGCACTGCTGAAGCGCATCAAGATCATCCCATCCATGAAACGGATGGTCTACCAGCCCACGGGCAGCATCTATCAAGTCTTGTCCAGTGAAGTGGCTACCAAGCACGGTCTGAATGTGTCTGCTTGCATCTTTGACGAGCTACACACCCAACCCACCCGCGCATTGTACGACGTCATGACCCAAGGTTCCGGTGATGCCCGCAAACAGCCACTATGGTTCTTACTGACGACAGCCGGTACAGACCGAAACTCCATCTGTTGGGAAATACATCAGAAGGCCCTGGATATTCTCGAAGGCCGAAAAGCGGATCAACGCTTTTATCCGGTCATCTTTGGCCTGCCAGATGACGCCGACTGGACCAGTGAAGAAAACTGGTATAAGGCGAATCCGTCTATTGGACACACCATCACCATTGACAAGGTACGGGATGCCTTTCATAAGGCACAGGAAACGCCGGCGGATGAGAATATGTTCCGGCAGTTGCGCCTGAACCAGTGGGTCAAGCAGTCCATCCGCTGGATGCCCATGGACAAGTGGGATGAATGTGGCGGTGTGGTTAATCCCTATGACCTGGAAGGCAGGGTTTGCTACGCAGGGCTGGATTTATCCTCCACGAGTGACTTGACCACCTTTGTGCTGGTGTTCCCGCCTTTGGACGAGGTGGAATCATACACAGTTCTTCCCTTCTTCTGGCTGCCGGAAGAGACACTGCCCCTACGTGTGCGACGCGATCATGTCATGTACGACCAGTGGGAACGCCAGGGATTCATCCTGACCACAGAAGGTAACGTGGTTCATTACGGCTTCATTGAGAAGTTCATTTGCGATCTGGGCGAGCGCTTCAACATTCGCGAGATTGCCTACGACCGATGGAACGCAACCATGATGGTTCAGCAGTTGGAAGATGACGGTTTCGTGATGGTGCCCTTCGGACAGGGTTTCAAGGACATGAGCCCTCCGACGAAGGAACTGATGCGCATCGTGCTTGAACGCAAGCTCAATCATGGCGGTCACCCCGTGCTGCGGTGGAACATGGACAATGCCTTCGTGCGGACGGACCCAGCTGGCAACTTGAAGATAGACAAAGAAAAGTCCACCGAGAAGGTAGACGGTGCGATCGCCTTGGTAATGGCTCTGGACCGGGCAATGAAGAATCAGAATGGCAGCGGCTCTGTCTACGATGACCGGGGATTTCTCATCCTGGAGGGATAGTGAATGCCAAGAAAACCAAAGCGCCCCTGCCGTCACCCAGGCTGCCCGAGCCTATCGGATGAGGTGTACTGCGTAGTGCATCGTCCTCTATATGCACGTGAAAGCGCTACTAACCGTGGTTATGATGCCAGATGGCGGGCGGCCAGAAAACGATACCTGAAACGGTATCCCCTGTGCATCGAGTGCCAGCGAAACGGCAAGTTCACGCCTGCCACAGTTGTTGACCATATCCTTCCTCACCGGGGAGACGAGGATCTCTTCTGGGATGAGAGTAACTGGCAGCCCCTGTGCAAGCAATGCCATGACAGAAAGACCGGTAGCGGTCTGTAAATGATAGGAGTGAACGCATGAAGAATCCCTTCTCCAGGTTTGGTCGCGCCCGGGACAAGCCCACCAATGCAGTCAGTTCCGTACCGTCCTTTCTCTTTGGACCAAGCGGGGCCGGCAAGTCGGTCAGTGTGCAGTCTGCTATTCAAGTATCGGCTGTATATGCGTGTGTGCGTGTGATTGCGGAGACCATCGCAAGCCTGCCACTGCACGTTTACAAGTCAACAGATGAAGGCAGCGCCAAGGCCACTGAGCATGTGCTCTATCGGATTCTGCACAATGAGCCGAACCGGGAAATGACCTCCTTCATCCTGCGTGAAACGATGCTGACGCACCTGCTGCTGTGGGGTAATTCCTACAGCCAGATCATCCGAACCGGCCGCAATCAGATCGACAGCCTGTACCCCTTGCTTCCTGATCACATGGAGGTCGACCGGGATAGCAAAGGCAAGCTCACCTACACCTACACAACCAGCGAAGGCAGGATCTACCGACTGGCGGCTGAGGAGGTGCTGCACATCCCGGGGCTTGGCTTTGATGGCGTGGTGGGCTACAGCCCGATCGCACTGGAGAAGAACGCCATCGGCCTGGGCCTTGCCGCTGAGGAGTATGGCAGCAAGTTTTTCTCCAACGGCGCGCGGCCTTCCGGTATCCTGACTCACCCCAATACGGTCAAGAATCCAAAGGTTTTGCGGGAGAGTTGGAATGCCGCCTATGGCGGATCCTCCAACAGCGGGCGAGTGGCCATCCTCGAAGAGGGCATGAAGTTCGAAACCATCTCCATGCCCAACAATGAAGCGCAGTTCCTGGAGACCCGGAAGTTTCAGGTATCCGAGATCTGCCGCATCTTCCGTGTGCCGCCCCACCTGGTAGGCGATCTGGAACATGCCACCTTCTCCAACATCGAGCACCAGTCGATCTCTTTTGCGGTCCATACCATAAGGCCCTGGCTAGTGCGCATCGAGCAGGCCATCAATCGCTCGCTTTTCTCTGAAAAGGAAAAGCGGGACTTCTATGTGCAGTTCAACATCGATGGACTGATGCGTGGCGCGTACAAGGAACGCATGGAGGGCTATGCCATTGCACGGCAAAACGGTTGGATGAGCGCAAATGACATCCGAGAGCTCGAAAATATGAACCCCCTGACCGACGACCAGGGCGGCAATGCCTATCTCGTCAACGGTAACATGATCCCCATCAATCTAGCCCGAAAGGAGGAACCAATGAATGGCAAACAAGTTCTGGAACTGGGTACAGAATGACAACAACGGTGAACGCACGCTTTTCCTGGAGGGTGTGATCGCAGAAGAGTCCTGGTTTGAAGACGATGTGACTCCTTCCGCCTTCAAAGCAGATCTCTCTGCCGGCAGTGGACCGATTACCCTGCATATCAATTCACCAGGAGGGGACTGTATCGCTGCCTCGCAGATCTACACCATGCTTATGGACTACCCACATGATGTGAAAGTCCAGATTGACGGCATCGCGGCCAGCGCTGCTTCAGTCATCGCCATGGCCGGCACAAAGGTGTCTATGTCCCCTACTTCTCTCATGATGATCCATAACCCGCTGACTTTTGCCTTGGGAGACAGCGAAGAAATGCGCAAGGCGATCCAACTGCTGGAGGAGGTCAAGGAGAGCATCATCAACGCCTATGAGATCAAGACGGGGCTCTCCCGCACACGGCTGAGCCACATGATGGACGCCGAGACCTGGATGAACGCGCAAAAGGCCTTGGAGCTCGGCTTCTGCGATGAAGTGCTGTACCAGCCAGAAAAGGCCGATAACGTGGAGAACAGCTTCACCTTTTCCCGCCGGGCGGTCACCAATAGCCTGCTTGATAAACTCAAGGCCTGTATACCCCAAGAACCTCCCGATCCCCAACCTGACCCCGAACCAATCACAGAACCTACCAACCGCGTGAACGCGTCAGACCTCGAAAAAAGGCTGGCGCGTTTTCAATATGTATGAGGAGGAGACCCCAATGAATCAGATCCTGGACATGCGCGAAAAACGCGTCAACCTGTGGAATGCCGCCAAGGCTTTCCTGGACAGCCGAAGGGCAGAGGACGGCACGCTCTCCCTTGAGGATTCCGCTACCTACGAAAAGATGGAAGCGGATGTCATTCGCATGGGTAAAGAGGTCGAGCGCCTGGAGCGCCAGGAAGTGCTGGACCTGGAGTTCGACCGTCCGACCACCCGCCCGCTGACCTCTGCACCTGAGACCCTGAAGGACAAGACCAAGCTCGGCCGTGCTTCGGATGAGTATAAGAACGCCTTTTGGCGCGCCATGCGGGACAAGTCCGTCTCGTTTGAGGTGCTCAATGCGCTGCAGATTGGCTCTGACAGCGAAGGCGGGCACCTCGTCCCGGATGAATACGAGCGCACCCTGGTGGAAGCGCTGCAGGAGGAGAATATCTTCCGCAACTTCGCCCACCTCATCCAGACCAGTTCCGGTGACCGGAAGATTCCGGTCGTGAGCAGCAAGGGCACCGCGTCCTGGATTGAGGAAGAAGCCCCCTACCAGGAGAGCGACGATGCATTCGGAGCAGTCTCCATTGGCGCCTTCAAGCTGGCGACCATGATCAAGGTGTCGGACGAGTTGCTCAATGACTCGGTCTTTGACATCGCCGGCTACATCGCCAAGGAGTTCGCCCGCCGTATTGGTTCGGCAGAGGAAGAAGCCTTCATTGCCGGCAACGGCACCGGGAAGCCGACCGGCCTGCTGCACGCGACCCTGGGCGCGCAGCTTGGCGTGACAACCGCCGCGGCTACGGCCATCACCTTTGACGAGGTGATGGACCTGTTCTACAGCCTTCGCTCGCCCTATCGGCGTCAAGCCTTGTTCCTGATGAACGACAGCACGGTCAAAGTTCTGCGCAAGCTGAAAAACGGCGCAGGCGACTACATCTGGCAGCCCTCCATCACAGCGGGTACCCCGGACAAGGTCCTTAACTGCCCGGTCTACACCTCGTCTTTCGTACCGGCGATTGCTTCTGCCGCCAAGACCATCCTCTTCGGCGACATGGATTACTACTGGATCGCTGACCGTGAAGGCCGGAAGTTCAAACGCCTGAACGAGCTGTACGCCCCGACCGGTCAGGTGGGTTTCCTGGCATCCCAGCGTGTGGATGGCAAGCTGATCCTGCCCGAAGCCGTGAAGGTGCTGCAGCAGAAGGCATAACCCTTTGATAGGGTGAATCCGCGGGGGCTGTTCTTGGGAGCAGTCCCCGCATCAATTGAGGAGGAGAACTATGAGTGCTACTCATAACACAAAGAACTATGCCGCACATGGCGGCGAAGAATGGGTCATCGGCGGCAAACTGACCATCCTGGAAGGCGCGACCGTAGAAGGACTGACCGCGACTGCTGCAGCTGCCAGCGCCGATGCCCTGGGCGGCATCAAGGCGGCAGAGAGAGGCGTGGGCGATACCGTCGAAGCAAAGATTGGGGAGGACGCCAAGCTCTATGTGCCCGCCTACCCTGAAGACTATGTCCTTCCTGCTGCAACGGCGGATACCCTGGGCGGCGTGAAGCTTGCGGCAAACCAGGTCGACAGCGCGGCTTCCACCATTGCGGGCCTCAATATTGAGTTCAATGCCCTGCTGGTCAAACTGAAGGCCGCCGGCATCATGGCGCCTGACGCGTAAAGGATGGTGAGAGCATGATCCTGACGGTGGAGGAAGCGAAGGCGCATCTGCGCATACAGCATGAAGAAGAGGACGCGTACCTGGCTTCACTCCTCCTTCAGGCGCAGGCTGTCGCAGAAGACTATTGCAGGGTGACCTTTGATGAAACGGCTCCGCAGGCTGTGCGCCTTGCCGTCCTGCTCATGGTCAGCCACTACTACGAGAACCGGGATAACCCGGACAAACAGGTCTACATCACCATGCGGATGGCGTTTGAGAACCTGCTGTATCCGCACCGAGACCCGGAGAAAATGTTCTAGCCCGTGTGAAGGAGGTGAAACAAGATGCGCGGTTATAAGAACTTTGAGAGCGACCCGCATCCAGGCGACCTCCGGCATCTGGTGGAAATTGGCTATACGGAGAACGCGATCAACGAAAATGGATACCCCAACCCGACAGACGTTGTTGTTTGCCGGGTCTGGGCATCCACGATTGATGCGGGCAATCAGCACTATCGCGCGGCGGATGTCATGAACGCGGAAGCGGTGATTAACTTCGCCATCCGTTACCGAACGGACATCAAGCCCGGCATGTGGGTGCGCTTCCGGGGTGAGAAGTGGTACATCTCCACCCTGGGCGAGTATGCCTTCAAGCGCAAGTACCTGGGCCTGAAAGCCTCCACATCCAAGGGGGTGAGCGGATGAAGCGGGTCCAGCAAGCCCTGTCTAGCCTGAGCATTCCAGTGTTTGCCGGGATATGGCGGGCGACGTCCAGCAACCCCAACGCGCCGGATCAATACCTGGTGTACTCCACCACCACCCGTGAAGAAACACACTTCGATGATCGGGTGATAGCTACCCGCACCTTCGTATACCTGAACCTCTGGAGCGCAGGAGACCCTACAGGGACAGCTGCCTTGGTCCGTAACGCCATGTACGCCGCAGGCTTTGGCATGGTGGAAGAAACCGATAGAGGCTACAACGAGCCGGCTTACGACGTGGGCACGCGGATGTACACGGTGCACTGGACCTGGAGCCTGTACGAGGAGGTTCCTCGTGGCGATTGAACTGCGCGGCTTTGATGACCTCCAGGACGACCTGACCAACATGGCGGCAGCCCTGGAACAGGGCCCGGGCGTGACCCGTGCATTGCAGGCAGGGGCCGCCCCCATCGAGGAACAGATGCTGCATAACGCATCTACTGACCCCAAGATCATCTCGGGCGACCTGCATGATTCGATTCGAACCGGGAGTGTGAAGAAGAAGCGGAACGGCGGGAAGCGCATTACCATTGGCGTGCATCACAGCGAACGCGGTGCCTACTACGCAAATCCTGTGGAGCATGGGCACGGTGGACCGGCACCAGCGCCCGCGCATCCCTTTGTCCGGCCTGCCTTTGACGTGAAAGCGCCGGAGGCTTTCGAGGAGATGAAGCGCGTCCTGCGGGACGAAATAAGCAACACATAAGGAGAAACGAATATGCCAGCAACTGCATCACCCGTCGTGTCCAGCACGGTGGGTCTTAAAAATATGGTCATCGCGCCATTGACGGTAGACGATGAAACCACGATTACCTATGGCGCCCTGCAACTGGTCGCCGGCGCGATTGAAGCGACCATCACCCCCGAGAACACGGACCCCGAGGTCCAGTATGCGGACGACATTGAGTTTGACGTCCTCTACCCGGATCCAGAGCTTTCCTTCAAGACGAAGATGGCGGACATCCCGCTTTCCATCCAGGAAGCCATCTTTGGCAATAACATCGATGACAATGGCGTGCTGGTGCGCGCCGCTGTCGACAAGCCACCGTACTACGCAGTCGGCTTCAAGTCCGAGAAGTCCAACGCGAAATATCGCTTTGTGTGGCTGTACAAGGTCCGCGCAAAGCCGGTGACGGAAACCTATGCGACCAAGGAGGGCGGCACCATCACGCGTCAGACAGGCGAGGTCGAGTGGACTGCCATCAAGCGCACACACGACGGGCTGTACCAGGCGATTGCGGACGAAGGCGAGAACGGCTTCACGACCGCCATGGGCGCGACCTTCCTGGAGACCGTGTATGACCCGACCTTCACGGTGACGCCGTAAAGAGCAGAATGAGGCTGCCGCTCAGGACAATGCTGGGCGGCAGTCTCTTGATGAAAGAGAGGTGATCCCATGGTGACTTGTACCCTGGGAGAGAAGAAGTACAGCGTGGACTTCGTGTCCGGCCGCGCGTTGCGCGAGATGGAGCCCGCATCCAAGATGTATGGAAAACTGGTCGCCCTGTCCAAGGCCGCTGTGGAGGGGCAGGACGTTTCGGATGAGAAACTGACAATCCCCGAGGCCCTCGACACGATGGTCAAGTGGTTCTGCATTCTCTTCGGAAACCAGTTTTCTGTTGACGATGTCTATGACCACTATCCTGCCGATCGCCTGATGCACGACATTGCCCTGGCGATTATGGCCGTGCAGACACAGACGACGGAGGTGCTGGACTCTTTTCCTACGAAGCCGGTGGCTCAGGAAGCTCAGGAGATCCTGGAGAATCAGGAAACCTGACGTTACCGGAATATGTCTACGCCACCTATAACACGCTGCTCAAATCCGGCTGGCGGATGAAAGAGATCGATGAGATGGACATGCTGGGCTTTCTTCAAGTGCGTGCCTGGGATGCTCAGCGTGAGCATTGCAGCCAGGAGCCGAAAGCGGCCTTCATTGATCAAGTGTGGCCATCTATGCATGTATAGACGCAAAGTCAATTCCCGACAACAGATTCCAGAGTGTTGATCATAAACAGCATTCTGTTGCCCCAACCTTCGGCGGCTTCATTCGGAAAGCGCAGGGTAGACAGACAGTAGCCACCTGAGATGTAACTCAGATATACCAGTGCAGCCTCCCTTTCCTGACGTGCGATAAAACCTCTCACCGGTCTCTCAGGAGTATTGAATAGTGGCAGTATTCCTGTGGTATCCACTTTTTCGCAATCCCAGCCTTGTGCAGCATACTCAGCGACGAAAACTTCAAGCATAGGTTCTACCACGTTAGCTGGATCATTCAAACTCTTGACCGTGAAGGACACTTCACTTTCGAGTTGGTTGTTGAGTAGTAAAAAGCGCACGCCATTTTCTATTGCTTCAGGAAAGAAATGGTCCGCGTCGTACCATATTGCCAAACGTCCATCGATCGTATGTCGCGTCATTAGGACAGTCTCCGACATCCCCTCTACTTCAACGGTCATCTCTTTTTGCTTAGGCTGCTCTGCGAAGCTGACTGTCGCCGTAATGCAGATAAGAACGGCCAGTATCAAAGGCAAGGCCTTCTTCAAAAAAAGTCTCATGTGGTCCTCCTTGTGTACGTATTCGCCTACTTAACGAGATTGGATTGTGTTTTCCTGCATGCAATCCTAACAGGATAAAACAAGCAGATAGAATTATCAGGCAAAAATGATTTTGGGCTTCGCCTCTGGTTGTATCTCAATTATCGTCATCGCTTCATTTTCTATATATTGGAGGTGTTCTCATGAGCGAAGTCCTGCGCGAGTTGGTGGTGGCGCTGTCACTGGACAGCGATAACTTCAGCCGCAACCTGCGTACCATCAACCAGCAGATAAAGGAAGCCGAGAGCACCTTCAAGCTAGCGGGTGCAGGGGTTGCGAACTTTGAGAAGTCCATTCAGGGAACAGAAGCACGGCTCGCCCTGCTGAGCAGCAAGCAAAAGGAGCAGACGCGTGCCGTTGACCAGTATTCCCGCGCGCTGGTACTGACCAACCAGAAACTGACAGACTCCTTCTCCCGCCAGGAGAAGATGAAGCAGTCGCTGGAACAGGCGCGCGTGGAGTATGAGCGCCTCAAAGGGGAAGTGAGCGCAGCAGGCCAGCAGTACAACCGCCTGCGCGCCTCCCTGGGGGACGCGGACTCCGCGACGATTGCCGCCAAGCAGAACCTGGAAAGCTTCAAGGCAGAGAGCCTTGCCGCAAGGGATAAAGTCAAGCTGCTGGAAGGCCAGATCAAGTCCAACAGCAAGACCCTTCAAAACAACGCGGACGCCGTATCCAAGGCTGCGACCAATCTCAATAACGCTAAGGCAGAGCTCAAGGCTACCGAGGCTGAGCTCAAGAAGCTGACCCAGGAACTGTACCGGCAGCAGTCCGCCTGGACCAAGGCTGGGGATCACTTGATCGCCTTCGCCAAGAAGAGTGAGAAGATTTCGAAGTCGCTCGTGTCCGCCGGCCGGGGATTCTCCCGCGCGCTCACCACGCCCATCCTGGCACTTGGGGCTACGGCCATCAAGTCATCCATCGACTTTGAGAGCGCCTTCACCTCGGTTCGCAAAACGGTGGACGCAACCGAAGAGGAATTTACCTCCATATCGGGCGCCATCAAGCAGATGTCCACCCAGGTGGCCGCGTCTGGCACGGACATCGCTGAGGTGGTCGCAGTCGCAGGTCAGATGGGTATTTCCAACGAACACCTGATGACCTTTGCCAAGACCATGATCGACCTGGGAAACAGCACAGATATTGTTGCCAGTGATGCAGCTTTGACTCTGGCTAAGTTCGCCAACATCGCGGACATGAACCAGGCGGAGTTTCAGAATCTGGGCTCCACGCTGGTCGACCTGGGAAACAACTATGCCGCCACCGAGTCCCAGATCCTGGAAATGTCCATGCGCCTGGCCGGTGCCGGGCACCAGGTGGGCCTGAGTGAAGCGCAGATCTTGGGCTTTGCCACGGCCCTCTCCGCGGTCGGCATCGAGGCCCAGATGGGCGGCTCCGCTTTCTCCAAAGCGCTGGTCAAGATGGAGGTCGCTTCAGAGACTGGCGGTCAAGCCCTGAAGGACTTTGCACAAGTGTCCGGGATGACTGCTCAGCAATTTAAGCAACTCTGGGACAGCAACCCGGCCGAAGCCTTCCAGGCTTTCATTGGCGGGCTGGCCAAGATGGATGAGGAAGGCGCTAGCGCGATCGCCACCCTCGCTGATATTGGGATCGCTGAAGTGCGCTTGCGGGATACCCTGATGCGCGCGACCAATGCGACTCAGTTGTTCCGGGACACACAGGTGACTGCGAACAGGGCCTGGAGAGAAAACAGCGCCTTGACGGTGGAAGCCAACAAGCGGTACGCCACCACGCAGAGCAAGCTCACCAACCTCAAAAACACTGCGGTACTTTTCGCCCAGAAGCTGGGCGACGACATGAACCCGGCCACACAGGAAATCATCGCGCGCGCCAATGAGATGCTGGCAGCCTTCATGGGCATGAACGAGAGCCAGCGCATGAGTATCATCAAGTTCGCAGGCTTTGCCGCTGCCATTGGCCCGGCGCTCCTCATCCTGGGCAAGACCGTGGGCACAGTGGGCAAGCTGTCAGGCGGACTTGGAAAGTTTGCCACCGGCATGGGCAAGTTCTCCGCCAGCGTGAAGATGGCCGGCGGTGGGCTCAGCGGCTTGGTGAAAACCATCGGCAGCTCAAAGCTTGCCATGGCCGCTTTGTCAGCTGCGATTATCTACGGCGCGGTGAAGCTGGCCGAGTATGCCACCGGAGCCAAGAAAGCCCGTGAAGCTCTCCAGGGCATGCAGGCAACGGCAGACAGCTGGAAGACCAATGGCGCCGATACCTTCTATGGGCGTGGCGGGCTTTCCTTCTTTGGAATGACTGAGGAGGACTTCATCCGCGACAAGCAAAACGCCACTGAGTGGATGAACGGCCTGCTGGATGTCTGGGCAGGCAGCCGGTACAAGAAACAAGCGGTCGTCAAGGAGTGGACTGAGTCCTTCCTGAGCTTGACCGAGCAAACCCGCAGCGCGCTGAAGGAAAAGCAGGTGGACGCAAAGGATGCCGGGTACACCACGCTGTCCGATCAGATGGAGATTGATATCAAGACCCTAGACAGCCTGGACAAAGAAATCAGCCGGCTGCTCAAGCGCAGGCAGTCCGGGAAATTCAGCGACAAGGACAAGCTGCACCTGCAGGAACTGGTGGACACCCGGGAAGCCATTGAGATCAAGTACAAGCTGACCGCTGCAGATGCGGAGGGCTTTGAGACCATCCAGCAAAAGATCGATGCGGAGATCGCCCGCGCGCAGGCCCGTGGCAAGACAGACGCTGACGTCACGGTGTACGAGGCCGCGGTCGTCGCGTCCGCTGAGGGCATGGCAGCTGTCAACGCACAGCTGGATGCACAGTATGACAAGGAGTACCAACTCATCCAACTGATGCAGGATGGCGCGGATAGAGAAGCCGCGCTGGCCGCACTGAATACCCGGTACATTGAGAACCGCAAGCTGGCTGCTCAGGATTACGCGGAACTATTGGCAGGGCTGATCCTGCCAGTCTGGAATCAGCCGGAGATCCAGGAGGCCGGCAGCGGCATTGATGCGCTGACTGAGAAACTGCGGCAGTACAACCTCGCACAGTCCAACAATGACCAACAGCGCATGGCGACAGTGCTGGACGAGATGAACAAACTAACCGAAGGGATGGATGAAGGCGCACTGACCGAATACCTGGGTGTGCTGACCCAGATCCAAGCCCTGCTGGACAGCGGGATGACCCAGGAACAGGTCAGTGCGCTGTTCCCGGAGATCGACTTCACCACGCAGATAGACCAAATGGCCGCGCTCACGCAGTTTGTGACCGATCACCAGAGCACCCTTACGGGGCTCAGCGCGATGTTCTCGGGTTCTCTGCCCGAGGAAGTGCTCAAGATTGCCACGGACCTGGACATGACCGGCGCGCAGACCCGGTGGAGCGAGTTTGCGAGCAATCCCGGCGCAATCACCACCCAGGCGGTCATTGACCAGTACAGCGAATCAGAAACCGTGGTGAGGCTGCAGCCCAAGGTGACCGCCTTCATCGACAAGTACACGGAAGTGCCGGAAGGTGCAAACAAGGCGAGCCTGACCCCGCAGGGCTTGGTGGCTTACGTGTCCAGTTTCGCGGAAACCGTCCTGGGTGCGGATGTCACCGGGCTCACACCAAAGAACATCACCGCCATGGTTGCGGCCTACAAAGAGCTAGCCGCTGGCGCAGACGTCTCCACGCTCACCCCGGATGAGATCACTGCCTATATCGCCAAGTACCTGGAGAAAGAAAAAATTGATACAACAGGCCTGACGCCCGGCGGGCTCACCGCCTTTGTGCTGGCCTACGAGGAGGCGACCGGCGGAGCGTCTACGGCAGCACTCACTCCCAGCGGTGTTGCTGCGACCGTTACCAGTTACCTCCAGGCAGAGGGCATTGACATCACAAGCCTGTCCTCCCCGCAGATCGACGCCATTGTGAACGCCTACGCGGAGGCGATTAATGTAGACAAGACCGCGCTTAAAGCGGAAGTGGTCGCCCTGATCACCGCCTATCAGGACAAGGAAGGCGTCAGCAAACCGTCCTACATTGAGGGCTGGGTGGGTATCGTAGGCTATGACCTCACTGCCTACAATGCCTTCGTGACGGCCAACCCGGTCGTGGTCAAGGGCGTGGTGAGACTCTCAGAAAAGTATGGAAATCCCTCGGACGTACTCAACGATCCAAACGCGACATTCTGGGAAAACGGCAAAGAGATCCCCGTCAACCTTGTCCCAGCCAGCAAGATCACAGCGGACACGCTGATGGCCTATGAAGAGGACGGCACAATGCATGTCCTGATCACCCCGAAAGTGACCGGCACACCGGAAGCGGTCGCTGCGGCCGCAGCGGAAGTGACAGCCCCCGGGGATTTCACCAGCGGCAAATGGGGCTACAGCACCATGAGCTTTGTGAAGATGCTCAACGTGCAACTGCAAAACTACATGAAAATGAAGGGCGGGATCTTGGACTTTGACTGGTTCGGGCTGGGCGCAAAAGGTGCGGTGAACCAGGAACTGGGCTCAAAAATGAGCGGAGAAAATCTGGCCGGGCTACAAACCTATGTCGCAGAGGTGGTCGCCGCCATCAAGGCAGGCGAAGGCGTCAGCGAAGAGGACATGGCAAACCTCCAGGCAATCTTAACCTTTGTGTCCTCTCTGGAAACAGCAGACGTTGGAGAGAATATCGTAGCCGGCATCAGCGGCGCCATGGCAGCCGCAGGCTGGACCAGCGATGCGGAAACCACGGCTGGTAACCTGGAAGCCGCCATCAATGCCGCATTGGGGATCCAGTCTCCAAGCACGCGTATGGTCCCCGTTGGCCATAATGTAGCCGCCGGCATCGGCCAAGGCCTGGCAGCATATGACCTCACCAGCGAGGTAAGTACCTTGGTGAATCGACTGCTCACCACGGTGCAGAGCTTATTCAGTCCCGGTCTGCTTTACCCCCAGGGCGTGTTAGCCATGGCGGGCTTGAGCGCGGGCATTCGCGCAGGGCAGTCAGGCGTTGTCAGGGCCATGGTCCAGGCAGCCCGTGCAGCGATCCTTGCAGCCAAGCGCGAACTTGATATCCGATCTCCCTCCCGGGTGTTTCGGGATGAAGTGGGCCGGATGACCATGAAAGGCTGGGGCGAGGGCCTGTTGCTGGAAAGCCGGGCACAGGCAAAGGTCGTGGCCAATGCAGCCCGTTACCTGACGGACGCGGCTAAAACCAGTTCCATTGCCTATGCGTCCAATGACAACCGTAGGACCTATCAGCAATCCAGCAATGTCACCCTCACTGGAAACACCTTCCAGGTACGCGACGACAAGGACATCCAAGCGCTGGCCATTGAGATCGCAGCGCTGACCAGGCGCCAGCACCAGGCGCGGGGCCTGCGGCGAGCGTAAAGTATGACTTGCAATAGCACGGAAACAGAGTGATTGATACGCGTGAAAGGAGGTTGAGAGGATGTTCAATGAGTTTCCCGACCAGAAGACAATCGAGATGCTGAAAAGCCTATACCCAACCGGCACACGCGTCGTGCTGGAAAAAATGGACGACCCCTACACCCGGCTGAGGCCAGGTGACAGCGGGAAGGTTGTCCACATCGATGACGCAGGCGGCATTCATATCCAGTGGGACAATGGGTCCTGCCTGGCTGCGATCTATGGCGTCGATGTGATCCGAAAGCTGTAGACTCACCCAAGCCTCATAACGACATGCGCTCTTGCCGACTGGCAAGGGCTTTTTGATTGGAGGGATGCCTTTGAATGACTGGTTTACCTGGAAGGGAACGCGCTGCACCAGCTATGGCATCCGCGTCGCCCAGCAGCCGGAGATCATCCGCCCGCCGGAGCGCGCTGCCTTCACCTCGGTGCCTGGACGGAGCGGTACCCTGACGACTCTGGAAGGCGTGGACGTCTATGACGATTTCCTCCTGACCGTCGAGTGTGTCATCACCGACACCTCGCAGCTGAACGCCATCCTCGCCTGGCTCAAGGGCGACGACAAGGTCGCCTTCGCCAACCGGCAGGGTGGCTTTTACTATGCCCGCATCGTGAACCAAATCTCCCTGGAGCAGATCCTGCGCGGGAACCCGCATCGGCGGTTCTCCGTCACCTTCCGCTGCCAGCCCTTCTTCTACCTGTCGGGCATCCCCAACATCACCGTGACCGCCTCCGGCACCTATGTAAACAACGTAGGCTCTGTGTTTGCCGAGCCAATCCTCAAGGTCACGCTAACCGGGGACGCACAGATTACGGTAGGTGCCAGCTACATCGAGGTGCTGGGGCTGACAGGCATCGTGACCATCGATACCCCGCTCATGGAAACCTACAAGAACTACACCTCCTACAACAACCACATGACAGGCGATTACCCGCTGCTGCATACCGGCCAGAACCTTATCAGCTGGACGGGCGGTGTTTCACAAATCGTGATCACGCCCAACTGGCGCACGCTCTAGGAAAGGAGGGCACACATGATCTCCATCTTCCCCGCTGACGCGACGGACTTCAGCAGCAATGGGCTGTGTGCCCTCGCACCCTCTTCCTGCCTGGTCAACGAAACGCTGAACGGCGAGTGGGAACTTCAGCTGGTGCATCCCCTGGACGATCGGGACAAATGGTCCTGGCTGCAGGTTGGCAGCATCGTGAAAGCACCCGTCCCGGCGGCCATGACCCCGCGCGTGAAGCTGATGCAGCAGTCCGAAGGCAAAGACATCTACCGTGTCCGGACCTTCCATGGCGGGCTGTTGAACCTCTGGAGCCGCGCGACGCGCAGTTCACCCAGCCTGGCCAAGTACAAGACCGGGCAGGAAGTGCAGGTGATCAGCACCGCGAACCCGGACTTCTTTGAGGTCATTGCCCCGGACGGCAAGCGCGGCTGGATGGGCAGCGAGTACCTGGTGTTTGTCCGGACAGAGATCACCAACGTGACCGCAACCGGCCAGATTGTGGCGCCCAGGCAACTGCGGGACCAGCCTTTCCGGATCTACCGCATCGTGCCTGAGCTTACGCAGGTCACGGCCTTCGCCCGGCACCTGTCCTATGACCTCATGGACAACCTGATCTTTCAGTACAAGCCGGTGAAGGGTACCGCGGGAGCCATTGTGGCGGAGGGCATCTTCAACGGCTGCCAGACCCCGCACAGCTTCCAGATGTACTCGGACCTCACGCAGGGCGTGGAAGACCTCAGCTTTGAGAACACCAACCCCATGGAAGCGCTCCTGGGCGAAGGCGGGCTGCTGGAAAAAGTCAGCGGTGAGCTGGCCCGGGACTGGTACGACCTTTATGCCGTCAAGCGGGTGGGCAAGGACACCGACATCCAGATCCGGCAGGGCAAGAACCTGCTGGGCATCAGCTATGACGTGGACGATGCCAATGTGGTCACCCGCATTGTGCCGACCGGCGAGAACGAGGACGGCAGTGTCCTTCTACTGGACGAGAAGTACGTCGACAGTCCGAACATCGGCGCTTATCCGCACCCGCGCTGGATCCACCTGCCGGTCAGCGACGCGAAGGTTGGGGACGACCTGACCCTCGCCCAGGCCAAGGACAAACTCCGGGCTGCGGCACGCGCTGAGTATGACAAGGGATGCGACCTGCCGGACATCTCCATCGACGTGGACTTCATCAACGTCGCGGATACCCAGGAGTACGCGGACTACAAACCCTTGACGGACATCTTCCTGGGCGACAGTGTGCGCGTGATCGTGAAGACCTTGAGCCTGGAAGTCGCCCTGCGGATGACTGAGTACAGCTACGACTGCCTGCTTAGGCGCTATGCCAAGATGACCCTGGGCATGGCATCTGAAACGATCGCCGGCAGCATGATCTCTCCGCGCCAACTGCCAGCCGGCGGCATCAAAGGCATGAAGCTCGCCATGGGTTCTGTTGGTACCGGGCATCTGCAGACCATGTCCATTGGCTCCCTGCAGGTGAAGACCGCCGCCATTGGCTCAGCGCATATCCAGAACGCGGCGATCGATACCGCACACATCAAGGATGCCAGCATTGAGACGGCCAAGATTAAGGATGCGCAGATCACCCACGCGAAGATCGCCACGGCCACCATCCAGACGGCCAATATCGCTGACGCCGCGATCACCAATGCGAAGATTGGCACCGCGGCCATCCAGACTGCAAATATCCAGGACGCCGCGATTACCAGCGCGAAGATTGGCTCGGCGGCAATTCAGACCGCGCACATTACGGACGCCGCTATCACGAATGCCAAGATTGGGTTAGCAGCCATTGATACCGCCAACATCGTCGACGCAGCCATCACCAGTGCGAAAATCGGTCTGGCACAGATCAAGAATGCCAACATCGAAGACGCCGCGATCACCAACGCGAAGATTGGCACCGCGGCCATCACCTCTGCCAAGATCGGCTTTGGGGAGATCACCAATGCCCTGATAGCCGACGCGGCGATTACCAGCGCAAAAATCGGGACGGCAGCCATCCAGACCGCGCACATCAACGATGCCGCGATTACCAATGCCAAGATCGCCCTGGCAGCCATTGATACGGCGAACATCACGGACGCAGCTATCACCACGGCGAAGATTGGCCTGGCTGCCATTCAGTCTGCCAACATCGCGCTCGCTGCCATCGCCAGCGCGCACATTCAGGACGCCGCGGTCACCAATGCCAAGATCAGCGACGCGGCCATCACCAATGCTAAGATCGACAATGCGGCCATCACCTCCGTCAAGATCCAGAACGGCACGATCGCGGCCATCAACATCGCAGACGCAGCGATAGAGTCTGCCAAGATCAAGGATGCTGCCATCGTGACCGCCAAGATCGCGGACGCAGCCATTGACAGCGCGAAGATCGCCGACCTGGCTGTGGGCAGCGCCAAGATTGCGGCTGCCGCGATCACCGAAGCGAAGATCAGCGACCTGGCGGTCACCAACGCGAAGATCGGCAATGCGGCGATCGATGCGGTGAAGATATCGGAAGCAGCAGTAGATTCCATCCACATCGGAGAAGGCTCCGTCGACTCCATCAACATCGCGGACGCGGCCATCATCAACACGAAGATCGGTCAGGCGGCCATTGCGTCTGCCAATATCCAGCAGGGTGCCATTCAAGAGGCACACATCGGAGACGCGCAGATCACCAGCGCGAAGATCGCCCTGGCCGCTATTGGCTCGGCGCAAATCCAAAATGCGGCGATCACCAATGCCCTGATTGCCCAGGAAGCGGTCAGCACCGCGCAGATCGCGGACGGCAGCATCACCGACGCCAAGATCGTCACGCTCACGGCCAACAAGATCAACGCCGGCGAACTCTCTGTGGAGCGCCTGGTCATCTCCGGCAGCGACCGGTCCCTTGTATACGCCCTCAACAATATGGGAGAGCTCACCTCCCAGAGCATCAACTCGCTGGACGGAAACACGCTGACCCCGCGCTCCATCACGGCGGACAGGATCGTAGCGCACAGCCTCACCTCAGAGGAGATCGCGGCCCGGAGCATCACGGCCAATGAGATCCTGGCCGGCAGCATCACGGGCAATGAAATCGCAGGACAGACCATCACCGCAGCCAATATCCAGACCGGCACCATCACAGTGGACAAGGTCTCCTCCAACTTCGCGTCTTCCCTGGATCTATCCAGCAATGAAAGCATCACGCTGCATGTCGTCAATCCCCTGAATGAAGCGCTGGCGGCAAAGGCCAACGCTTCTGCCTTAGACGGGTTGGTGACCCAAGCGCAGCTGGATGAGGTGATCAACACCGAGCTGGCCGTGGTGAACGGGAGCATTACCGCGAAGTTCACCGAAGCCAAGGCGGCCGGTAGCAGCGCAAGCAGCGCCCTCAATACCTTCCGGGAGACAGTCGAAAGCTGGCAGCAGTTCTCGCCCACCGGACTAACCCTGGGCCGTTCGGACAGCCCCTACAAGGTCATTCTGTCCAATGAGAAGCTGAGCTTCCTGCAGGACAACGCGGAGATCGCCTACATCTCCAACAACAAGCTCTATATCACCGCGTCTGAGGTCGTCAGCCAGTTTATCATTGGCAACCCGTCGGAAGGCTACATGACCCTGGACGTGGTCGATGGCGGGCTTACGGCCACCTGGAGGAGTTAAGCCATGGCAACAAAAGTGATCACCCTGTCCGACAAGACGCTGACCAGTTCCTACAATGCATACAATGATGCCTTTGGCAATACTTCCCTGGACACCCCGTCCATTGCCTACTATGGCAACACGACCATTGACCTTACAGCCAATGGTATTCCGGCAGGGAGCACAATCAATGGTGTGGTGCTCTATGCCCTGTACACCAGCTCCCTGCACGGATATTCCATCCGCGACTGCTCCATCAACGGATCGACAGCACATACCGGCACCTGGGCCAGCGGCAATACCACCCTCAACCACACCCTGATTGCCGGGAGTTCCTTTGTGTTCAACATGCGCTTCAAATCGAGCACCTTGAACACCAACTATCCGCCTCCATCCGGCGATCCCTATGACTTCACCACCAAACTGAACAGTTCGTCAGTCACCTATTCCAGCATCAGCCTGACGATCACCTACACCGAGCCCTACAGCAGCTGTACTGCGCCGTCGACAATCAGCACGCCGACAGACGTCGCGCCCGGTACGGACTACACCCTCTCCTGGAGCGGCGCTGGCGCGGGCACAAACAACGCCATCACCGGCTATCAGGTATACCGCAGCAACGCGGCTGCCAGCGGATACACCGCCCTGGGTAGCAAGGTGGTCACAGTCGCGACCAGCGGTTCCCTGACCGTTACCTCGCATGCCACCAATGGCAGCAGCTATTACTACAAGGTGGCGACCATCGGCACGGTTGCGGGCTATGACAGCGGGCAGTCCTCGGCCTATGCCACCCTGAAGACCACCGTCACGGATCCCACAGCGCCAAGTACCGTCACCACGCCCACAAACGTCGCGCCCAGTTCCACCCATAACCTGACCTGGTCGGGGGCCGCTGCAGGCACCAACAATGCGATCTCGACCTATGAGATCCACCGCTCAACGGATGGCGGCGCAACCTACAGCCTGTTGACCACCGACAGCGCCTCTCCGCTGGCAGTGACCGCTCCTTCTACCAATGGCGGGACCTATTCCTACAAGGTCAAGACGGTCGGCGCCAGGAGCAGTTCAGGGCTTTCCTCAGCGTACGCGACTTTGACCACCACCGTGGGCGCACCCAGCGTGCCGACCGCAGTTTCCGTCACCAACGGCACGGATGTCGCGCCCGGAAAGACGCGCACCCTGTCCTGGTCGGGCGCTGCCAACGGGACGAACAACACCATCAAGGGATACCATGTGTACCGCTCGGTCAATGGCGGAGCCTACGCTTATCTCGCGGAGGTGCTGACCACAGCAACCAGCGGCAGCCTCAGCGTGACAGCGGCATCGTCTGCCGCTACCTACACGTATAAGGTGCTGGTGCTGGGCAATACGCTTAGCGTCAACTCCTCTCTATCCTCGGCCTATGGCACCTTGACTACGGTCACCATCCCCTCGACAGGCGTGCTGACCACAGCGAACATTGTTGCCACTGGATCCGAGAAGATCGGTGTGACGCTGACCGCGCAGGCTGAAACAAGTTACACGCACAAGGTGACCTGGCATATCCCCAGTACGGCTTATACCTCCGGCGAGGTGTCGCTCATCGCGGGTGACCTCTACGATGAGTACACGATCCCGCAGGCCTGGATCAGCGCAACGACCAAGACCACCACAACGGTCACCGCGACCTGCAAGGTGGAAACCTTCAATGGCGCATCCAGCATTGGGTCCAATTCCTACACCTTCGTGGTGTCGGTGCCGCCCAAGTCAACCTTTACGCTCAGCAAGGGCAGCGTTTCTGCCAGCGGCTCGGACGCCAATGTGGCGACCATCTCGCCTGCCTACAGCGGCTACTCACACAAAATTACCTGGAGCACTGCGGGGTATGGCTCTGGGGTGGTCAATCTTGCCTCGGGAACGAACACCCACTCCTACAGCGTGCCCTTGACCTGGAACAATTCGGCCCCCAGTGCTGAGAGCTTCACGGTCACTTGCGTCGTGGAAACCTTCAAGGATACTGTGGACGGCTCCCTCTCTCTGGGCACCAACACGCGCACCTTCACGGCAAACGTGCCCGCCAGCATCCTCCCGACCGTGAGCGCTTTCACCGCGACCCAGGTCAGCGCGTACTGGTCCTTGTACGTAAAGACCAAATCGAAGTGCCAGCTGGCCCCCACCGCGGCAGGCGCTTATTCCAGCACAGTAACGGGCTACAGGATTGTTGGTGCGACTCAGGACAGCGGAACACTCGCCTATTCGGCAGGAACCTCCTGGACAACAGGCTTCCTGATGGTCCATGGCATTGTCACCTTTACTGTGACGGTAACGGATAGCCGGGGCAGAACCGCGACCAGGGCTGTGGATATCACGGTCACTGACTACAGCCCGCCCAGCATCTCCGGCGTTACCTTTACCCGTGCAACGTCTGGCGGTGTGGTGAGCAACACAGGCACCTACATCAACGCCAAGGCGACCTTTACCTTCTCAGCGATTGGCAGCAACAGCATCTCCGCCAAGGCGTACTACCGCCAATCGGGAACCACGACCTGGCTGCCTGCAGGCGGCACGACGATCACAAGCAACACCACCCTGACCTATGGCGCAGGTGCTATCAACCAGGCTTACATCTACGAGACCCGGATTACCTTGGCCGACTACTTCACCACCGTGGAGCATCTGGGTGCGATCCCCAAGGCCGTGAAGGTGTTCGACCTGCGCGAAGACAGGGCTGCATTCGGGGCGTTTGCCACCAACACCAAGGAGCTTTATGTGCCGGCTGACTGGAAGTTGATGGTCGGCACAGCTTCCGCATTCACGACCGCGGATACCATCCCCATCGCCAATGGCGGCACAGGGGCAACAACCGCTGCCGCGGCGCGAACCGCGTTGGGCGTACCGGCAACAGCGCACACGCACGTCAAAGCGAACATCACGGACTTCCCGACCTCTATGCCGGCCAGCGATGTATACGCCTGGGCCAAGGCCAGTACCAAACCAACGTACACCAACGCCGAGGTCGGCGCGGCAGCTGAAGGACACACGCACAGTTACCTTCCTCTTGCAGGGGGAACGCTCACCGGCAAAGTCACAGTTCCTACTGCTACACGAAGCGCGGGCTTGTATGGCGTCTATGATTCGACCTTGATCGGTCATATCTGGTCAATGGGCTCCAGTTACGCGATCCCCAACACTGGCGCGGACTTCGGCACCCTCTACGGGATGGCCTACAAACATACCAACAACACTACTGGCGGCACCATGGCAGGCGGACACCAGATCGTGTTCTGCAGTAACGGAACGCCAGGCGCGGCCATCGGCCTGGCCGGAAACATCTGGACCCGCGGCACCGTTACAGCCGGCGCCTTCTCAGGGCCGTTAACCGGCAGTGTAACAGGAAACGTCACCGGCAACTGCTCCGGATCTTCAGGCTCCTGCACGGGAAATGCCGCAACTGCCACAACAGCCTCCAACAGCAATGCGCTGGGTGGGCTTCCTCTGGGGAATGCAACCCAGGGATCCCACCCGGGGGCCAACGTGGTTGTGAGGACGGACGCCAATGGCTACATCAACTGCGGATGGATCAACACTGTCAGCGGGACCGCGTCTGGTACGCCTACCCGCATCTACTGCTCCCAGGATGCCTACCTGCGTTACTACGCCCCTTCTAACGCAACGCTGCGAAGGAGCATGGGCGCGTACATCACATCGGGTACAGCTGCGCCCTCCGGCGGGAGCAGCGGTGACATTTACATCCAGTACGTGTAAGGAGGGCTGAGCCATCGCAACAACGACAAGAACCTCGATCCTCAATGAATATGGTTACTCATCCTGGACTGGATCGGGCACGAACCAGCAAATTGGCGGCACATCCACAGTCTTCTACATCCGTGAGACGTTTAACGCCGGTGGCATCAACGATCTGGGCACAATCAACGGCTTATCCTGTGTGATTGACCCAGTCAGTACGGCCGCCATGAACGGCACACTCTATGTCACGACCAGCAGTGCAGTAACGGGCAGCACCATTGCGAGCGCGACGAACATTGGCACTTGGGCTTTGGTCTCCGGCGGCGCTTCACAAACCATGACGGTTGGGTCCTTCAACGGTGCAGCCTTCAAGAGCGCCATTGGGACCGCATCCACCTGGTACCTCATCTGGGCACCATCCGCCGGCATGGTGCTGCGCTACCTGATGGTCAAAACCTATCACCCCGTCTGGACGATCACCTATACGCCTGGCAGCTGCTCCGTGAACATCAGCGGCACCTGGCGAAAGGGCGAACCCTGGGTGAATGTCAGCGGCACCTGGCGTAAGGGCGTTATCTGGACCAACATCGGCGGCACCTGGAAACAAGGAAAATAAAGGAGGAACCCATGAAAGAACTCATTTTCTGCATCACCGCGGGAGAAGCGCAGCTGCTGCTGGATGCCCTGGTGGAACTGCCCTTCAAGCGCTCCGCGGACCTGATCTTCAAAATCCAGAAACAGGCGACGGAGCAAGCGGAAACGGACAAGGAAGGAGAACAGCGCGATGGTTAAGAAACCGATTGCAAAGGCGTGTGCGGACCTGGCGATGGCCGAGCTGGAAGGCGATCTGATTCCCTACATGCTCGGTAAAGAGTCGCTGGATGGACGAGGCACAGACTGCCAGGGGCTTGTGGAAGCCGTTGTCCGTGCCCTGGGTGGAACGATCAGCTACAGAGGCAGCAATGACATGTTTCGGAATGCCTGCACCTATGTGGCGACGCTGGACCAGGCAAGGAAAGAAGGACGTCTGGTTCCTGGCGCTGTCCTGTTCATCGTCCGCCTGGATGGCGGGGAACCGCTGCAGTACAAGGATGGCAAAGGAAATGCCAGCCATGTGGGGTGGTACACAGGCGGACGTTACGAAGTGGTCCATGCCAGCAGTTCCAGAGGAAAGGTGGCTGCGTCCACCCTGAAAAACGCCTGGACCCATGTTGGCTGGCTGAAGTCTGTGGACTACGGATACGAACAGGTGGAAGGAGCACAAGACATGGAAACCATTACATTGGGCTCACGGGGAGAGCGCGTTAGGGAGATTCAGCTGCTGCTTCAGGGACAGGGCTATGACATTGGAAGCCGAACCGGTGCGGACGGGATTTTCGGCAAAGCCACCCAGGCTGCCGTGGAGCAGTACCAGCGCGACAGAGGCCTGCCGGTTACCGGTGTCTGGGACGAGAAAGCTCAGGCGGCTGTAACCGATGCTACAGGAGAGCAAGCAGAAGAGCTCGCGGAATCTTCTGTCGCTCAGCGTCTGGGAGAGATTGCCCTGGAACTTGCACAGATCGCATCACAGCTGAGCTGACACACAACCGGACCACGAAACCACAACCGCGGAGGCGGTATTTTTTATGGAGGAATGGAACATGAAAGTCATTGAATCGATCTGGGCGAAGATCCAGCTGGCCATTACGGTGCTGGGCGGAGCCCTTGGATACTTCCTGGGAGGACTGGATGGATTGTTAATTGCCCTCATTGTCTTTGTCGTGCTGGACTATATCACTGGGGTGATGGTGGCCATCATCGACAAGACGCTGTCCAGCGAAGTCGGCTTCAAGGGGATCTTCAGGAAAATCATCATCTTCTGCCTGGTCGGTGTGGCCCATATTGTGGACGCAAACATCATTGGTACGGGTGCCGGCCTGAGGACGGCGGTCATCTTCTTCTACCTGAGCAATGAGGGGCTGTCTATCCTGGAGAACACGGTGTACCTGGGGCTGCCTGTACCTGAGAAGCTCAAGACAATCCTGGCACAGCTGCAGGATAGCAAAGAGAAAATTGAATAGCGGCTCAACAAAGACCCCCAGTTCGGATGCTTGTCCGGCTGGGGGATCATTTCTGCATTTTAAGCTCACATCTGCCTACAGGCATTCAAGGTTGCAAGGTTGCAAGGTTGCAAGGTTGCAGAGCATTTTCAACCTTGGTGTGAGACATTTACTAGAAATTCACTATTTGTGGCTGCCTAACTGAAGATCAACTCGAAGGAGACGTCATGATTATTACCAGTAGCCCTTTATCTGCTTGCATAGATGTCCGAGGAGAGTTAACGTGGTGGCGTGGACTTGTTCTCCACGCGAACCTTGACAATAGAATGAGCGCAAAACCATCTGTGCAGATGACCCATAACACAGTAAACGCAAATGGCTGTCATTCAACATTGGTGTTCAGTAGTACGCCAAACCCACAGGTACGGCTGGATATCGCGGAAATGCTGGTCACAGCCTTTGAGAAAAGAAGGAGAATCAATTAATGAAACGCGTGTTATGTCTGTACAGAGTATCTACAAAAGGTCAGGTAGATCCCAAAGATGATATCCCCCTTCAACGCCGCGAGTGCCAGGACTTCATTGACAAGCAGGATGATTGGATCTTCTTTGAAGAGCGATTGGAAAAAGGCGTATCAGGCTATAAAACGGCAACCGGGAAGCGGGATGCGATCATCGAAATCCGGAACATGGCTGAGCAGAAAATGTTTGATGTCCTGCTCGTGTTCATGTTCGATCGCTTGGGCCGACGCGAGGATGAAACCCCTTTCCTTGTGCAATGGTTCATTGAGCAGGGGATCGAGGTATGGAGTACGCGTGAAGGCCAGCAAAGACTGGACAACCGTGTTGACAAGCTGATGAACTTCATGCGTTATTGGCAGGCCGGCGGTGAGAGCGAGAAAATATCCATGCGTGTCAAGGCTTCTCATACGCAAATGACAATGGACGGCATCTGGCGCGGGGGACCGCGGCCTTTCGGTTACAAAATGGTTCACAAGGGGCGCCTGGGGAAGAAGAACCGACAGCTGCTTGATCCGATAATCGATGAGACAGAAGGCCCGATGGTCCAGAAAATATTCAAGATGTCCTGCAATGAGGGGATGGGAACGCTGCGCATAGCGAATTACATGAATGAAGCGTATCCCCATTTGGATAAGGTCTGGACAGCTCAGACGGTGCGGAGCATGCTTCGAAACCCACTATACACGGGCCGCTTGCACATGAATGATACAATGTCGGAGCCCATTGAAACACTCAGACTCATCTCGGATTCGGATTTCCATTTTGCTCAGCTGGCGATGAAACGCCGAATTCAGCATCGTTATGCGGAGCAGAGGAAATTGGAAAATGATCTCATGCCCATTGACGCAACAAGCAAAACCTCAGTATATGGCGCAACCCTCCTCTCCGGGATTGCCTACTGCGCGCACTGCGGACATAAGCTGGTTGGCAGTTACTGCACCAAACAACGGGCTGATGCAGCCTATCACCGTCCAATCTATCGCTGCTACAACGGGTCAGTGAAGGCTAAAAACTGTGCAGGCCAGACCGTTTACTCCGCAAGAAAGATCGAATCAGCTGTCCTTCAAATAGTGCACCAGTTTTTCAACGACATGCAGCAATCGGTGGACTTGGTGTGGCGGGAAAGGGCGCGTCAGCAATTCCGTAACAAGCAAAACGCACAGTCAAGAATTGCTCAAGCAGAACTGGAAAAGCTTCAGAAACAACAGATTACCCTCCGGCAGGAGGTCATGAAGTCGCTCCAAGGGGAAAGCGCCTTTGAAACGGATTTGCTAAGGTCCATGTTGGATGAGAACAAGTCAGCACTCGTTCAAGCGGAATCAAAGCTGATTGCCTGCCAGCAAGAGAAGGAAACTGAAGATGCACGTCTGCAGTATCTCAGTGAGCAGTACAGGTCAATTACTGATTGGGCAAAGGAATTTGACCATGCTGACAATGACACCAGAAAAATGATACTGGCACGACTGATTGAGCGCATTGAAGTTGGCCGAGACTATCACTTGACCATCAAGTTCTTTGTGACGATTGAGGAATTCAACCTATCCCATTTACCAGATCAGCCTCAGCTACTATCTTCCGAATCCGATACCGGCATCCAGGCAGCCGCTGTGTAATCTCAAGTTGTTTTTATTTATCCTGGGGCGAAAGTAGGATTGGTTCGTTAGCGCGCTACATTCGCATTGTAGAGGTCAGCGGTTCGAATCCGCTATGCTCCACCAAATAAGGACTGCTATTAAATAAAATAGCAGTTCTTTGTTTTGAAAGGCGGTCGAGAAGTTTAGGAGATGTTTTCGGGGTTTTTATAAACGATTACCACGAACAGACGTTAATTCCTGTCTCTACGCGCCAATGCTTCTTGGCCTAATTGGAGTCTACTGAACAATAACCGTTTTCATATTTCCTTCTGTACCTTAAACTACAACCATGCTCATTACCACTAGTTTTCTGCACCAAACTGACGCTAGAAGCGCTCTTTGGAACAGCGCAAAAAATAGCACTCGCAGACGCTTCCATAGATTCATCGTTAGAATTCAGGAATGGTTAATCACTTCGCTAGGTTCCTGCAAATGTTCCGTCACTAAGTTCAAGACATAGCGCCGTTTGCCTACACCAAAGAGTGTTTTTTCTATGTTTTCTTGAAGAAGGAGTGCTTTCACGAGCAGTTAATAACCCCCTTGCCTCTTTACATATTATCCTGACTTTTACACTTTGAGAGATAAAAACGCTCGGTATTTCCTTATAAATTAAGGGAAGTGAGCGTTTTCAGTCTGCACGCTGGTTTTTACCGTCAGCGATAAGAAGATGCTATTTTTTTACCTG